ATGCCCATCGACACCCTCGGCGTCCCCACCCGCGCGATCATCTACTGCCGCATCAGCCGCGACCGAGAAGGCGCCGGCCTCGGCGTCGAGCGGCAGCGCGAGGACTGCGAGGCCCTCGCCACACAGCTCGGCGTCGAGATCGTGGCCGTCTACTCGGACAACGACATGTCCGCCTACAGCGGCAAACCGCGCCCCGGCTACAAGCGGCTCCTCGACGACCTCCGCGAGGGCCGCGCGGACACCGTCCTGGCCTGGCACACCGACCGCCTCCACCGCTCCCCGGCCGAGCTGGAGGAGTACATCGACGTCTGCGAGCCCCGCCGTGTCCAGACCCGCACCGTGAAGGCCGGGCACTTGGACCTCACCACCGCGACCGGCCGGATGATCGCCCGGCAGCTCGGGGTCCAGGCCCGCTACGAGGTCGAGAGGATGGTCGAGCGGCAACGGCGCACCCGGGATCAGATGGCCGAGCAGGGCAAGCACTTCGGCGGGCGTCGCCCGTTCGGGTACGAAGAGGACCGCATCACCCCCCGCTCCCTCTGCTGTGGCGCCTGCGGGGCCGAGGACGGCTTCCAGATCGTCCAGCGGTGCCCCGAGTGCCGGACGGACGGCCCGTTCGTCCCAGGGCGCGTCTGCGGCTCCTGCAAGGCCGCCGACGGGGTCACCATCCTCGCAGTCTGCCCCTGCGGGACAGACGCCGACGTCGTCGAAGGCTCCGAGGCGTGGCACGTCGCCTGGGCAGCCGACGCGCTCCTGACCGGAACGTCGCTGCACGCCATCGCCGCCGAATGGAACCAGCGAGGCGTCCTCACCAGCACCGGCCGGAGTTGGGCCGCCACCGAGGTCCGCAGCATGATGCTCCGTCCCCGCAACGCCGGCATCATCCGGCACCGCGGGCAAGAGGCCGGTCCCGCCCGCTGGCCTGCGCTCCTCGACGAGGCCACCTGGCGCAGCGTGGTCTCCCTTCTGACCGAGCCGTCCCGCCGGACGACACCGGGCAACGAGCGGAGGTACTTGGGGACCGGGTTGTACGAGTGCGGGCAGTGCTCGGCCACGGTGCGGATGGTCACCAGCAACAAGAACGGGGCGAAGTACGCGACGGCCTACGCGTGCCGTGCCGACAAGACGCACGTGGTGCGGAAGATCCAGCCAATCGACGCCTACGTGGAGTTGCACGTGCGTGACCGGCTGAAGCAGCCCGAGATCGCGGAGCTGCTGGCGGCCCGGAAGGACCCGGTCGACGTGCGCGGTGCGCAGCGGGACATGCGGCAGGCTCGGCGGACGCTGGACGAACTGGCGGCGGCGTTCGGCGCTGGGGAGTTGGACATGCAGGAGTGGCGGGCGGCCCGGAAGTCGGCGCGGGAGCGGCTGGAGAAGGCGCAGAAGGTCATGGAGTACGCGGTGGAGGTGAACCCTGTGGCTGGCCTCGTGGGCGCTGAGGATGTGGACGCGGCGTGGGACGGGCTGGACCTCTCGCGGCAACGGGCGGTGATCTCGTACCTGATGACCGTGCGACTGTTCCCTGGCCGGAAGGGTCGGCTGCCGGGCGGCACCTACTTCGATGCGGAGAGCGTGCGCATCGAGTGGAAGTAGGGCGGCGCCCCCGGGCGCATACCGGGGGCGCCTTGGCCGGGCCGCCGCAGCCTGGGGGGCGTTACGGCGGTCGGCCAGCTGGGGGGAGGGTGTGGATTCACCCTTGGGGGAGCAGGTTGCCGGGGGCAAGATCCCTAATCGGCGTGTCACTCGAACGTGTGTTTCCCTACTGAGGGGGTTGTGGCCGGGCTGAAATCCGCCCTCTGAAATGTACCAACGATGGTACAGACACCGGTCACGGCGCCTACCAGCGTGTATGCGTGCCATCCGATCCGCTGCCCGCCTGGGTACCAGCCCGCCGACGCCAGATCGGAGACCGCATTCGCGCCGTCCGCAGTGAACGGAAGCTGAGCCAGGAGAAGCTCGCCGAACACGCGGGGCTCGACCGGAAGACCGTCAACCGAATCGAGCAGGCAGCGAACTCGCCGAAACTCGACCATCTGCTCCTCATTGCTAACGCCCTCGACGTGCCCCTCGCCGACCTCGTGCGGTGAGCGGCCCGCCCCCGACGGGGGACGGAGACGGGCCGCTCGGGAGTCGCCGGCGCGATCGGCGTGGTGCACGCCGGCGACTGGCTGGTGTGGGCGGCCGCCCCACCCCTCGCGACGGCCGCCCGCCCGTTGGTGCCCCGTTCGCCCTGGAGCACCAGCGGGAGTTCGTCAACCGCCCAGCCCCACCGGAGCCGTCTGGGTGGGTACCTTCTTGCACTCCCACTGATGCCGGTACAGCGTCACGCCAGCCCCTGACGTGCCCGGGTGATCGATCGTGTCGAATGGCTCGTCCGGCCCGATCGGCTCATCACAGTTCGTGCAGATCTTCATCGTGTGGGTGTCCCCTCTGTCGGGCGCATGCGGTTGCTACGCCAAGCTGTCCGCCCTTCCCGCACGAGGCGGGTCAGCACCCGCGCGACCTCGCACACGGTCGGCTCGCCGGGCGCCGGGACCCGGCGGCAGTCCGCGCAGTCGGACGCGTGGTCCAGGAGAGCGCGGTGCGCGCGGTCGGCCGCACAGGCCGGGCAGGCCCGCGGGTACCAGCGCACGCCGATCGTGGACGTGGACCAGGAGGCCGGGCTCGTCTTCTCCCCGAAATCGACCGCATCCTCGGCGATGACTGGCGCCTTGCACCAGGCGCAGTGAGCGCCGCGGACCTGATCGTCGGTCAGCGTGTCCAGCTCCGGCAGCGCGTCGGCGAGGAGCGCTAAGACGTCTGCAGGGTGGCTCGTCGGGGTCATGCTGCAGCCCCTCTCTGGAGTACGGCGGCCAGGCGCAGGGCGACGTCCGCCCGGACCCGGCCGAGGTCGACCAGGGCCAGGCTCGGCGAGGCCGCGTCCACAGCGAGGGACGGCAAGACGATGCCGGCGCCGTCGAGTGCCGTGCGTAGGGAGTCGACGGCCGTGAAGGGGTCGACGTCGGTCGACGACTGCGTGTTGGCCATGGCGAGACCGTACGGAGCCGGAGAGGCGGTCTGGTATGCGGTGTTCTCGAATGTTCTCGGGCCTTGGCCGGATGTTCTCTCGTGTTCTCACGTGGGTGCGCGCACGCTGTAGTACCGGGCGCCTGGCGTGGTGATGCTGAAGGCGACCACGATCCACATCGGGAGGGACGGGCCCATGGCGCGACGACTCAGGTTCAACGGCACCGACAGCAAGAACGGCGGCTGCCCCGCCGTGCACGAGGACGTGGACAGCGGTGAGATCATCGTCCAGGGACGGCCGGTCACCGACCCCGAAGACCTGGGCCAGCTCCAGCACTTCGGGCCCAACGACGTCGCGGTGGCCGTGCCCCGCGAGCTGCTCGTCAACCACGGCCCGAAGGAGATGCACCGCGTGCCCAAGCTGATCGACCTGGAAGAGTTCGGGCGGCTGTTCCACCACTTCGAGCACTCCGCTTGGCACCTGGAGACCCGCCGCGGCTACGCCTCCGACCGCGAAGACGAGGGCTACGCCGTCTTCCTGGAGACCGGCGAGGCGCCGATGGACCTCGACAGCGACTGGTGCCAGAACATCCGCCGGCAGACCGAGGCCGGGAAGTACGTCGGCCGCGTCCGCGTCGTCGACAACCCGCCCACCGACGGGCAGCGGTTCCTCCTCTCCTACGCCCGCTGCAACGCGGCCACCGGCGAGGACGCGCGGAACCTGTGGCGGGAGGACGCCGAGCGCGCGCACCTGCCCGCGGAGGACTTCTGGCTGTTCGACTCCCGGCTCGTCGCGATCCTCCGCTTCGACGACGAAGACGTGTTCCACGACGTCGAGATCATCACCGAGCCGGCCGAGGTGCTCCGCTACTGCCAGGTCCGCGACGCCGCCGTCCACGCCTCCATCCCGTACGACGCGTTCGCCGCGCAGCTGAAGGGCTGACCGAGCGCCGGTGAGCACGGACTACCAGCAGGCCCGGGAAGCGCTCGGCACGCGCCTGCGCGAGCTGCGCTTGTCCGCTGCTGGTGGCCGTCTCACCGGCCCGCAGCTCGCCACCCGGCTGGGCTGGCCGCACTCCAAGGTGTACAAGCTGGAGGGCGGCCGGCAGACCGCCACCAGCGACGACCTCCGCGCCTGGGCCGAGGCGGTCGGGCAGCCGGACGTCACCGACGAACTGCTGACTCGCCTGAAGGGCTTCGAGTCGCACATCCGGTCCTGGCGCCGCTCCCTCGCCGCCGGCCACCGACCCGTCCAAGACACCTGGAACGCGGCCGTCGACCGGGCCCGGACCATCCACGCCTGGGAAGAGTCCGTGATCCCCGGCATGCTCCAGACTGCGGACTACGCGCGGGCCATCTTCCAGCGGTACGCCGACCTGTACGGCACCCGGCGGGACACGGACGAGGCCGTACGGTCCCGGATGGAGCGGCAGGCGTGGCTCTACCGCGGCGGGCGGGTGTTCCGGGCGCTGGTGTGGGAGGCCGCCCTCCACGCTCTCGTGTGTCCGCCGTCGGTGCTCGTCGCGCAGCTCGACCGGCTCGCCGGGACGATCGGCATGGACACCGTCGAGCTGGGCGTCATCCCCCTCGGCGCGTCGCTGCGCATCCCCGCGGCGAACGGGTTCTGGGTCCTCGACGAGCAGCTGGTCATCGCCGAGGACTGGCACGCCGAACTCTGGCTGGACGACGCGGAGACGGTGGCCTCTTACCTGAGGGTGTGGGCGACGCTGCGGGAGTCGGCGGTGTACGGGGCGGACGCGCAGAACGTCATCAACCGGGCCCGGCGCGGCCTGAACCCGCGGGCATGACGAAACGGCCCCCACCGCCCGAAGGCGATGAGGGCCAGATCCTTCAGCTTCAGCGCGCCAGTGTCACAGTGATCTCTTCGTCCGGGCAGCGGCTCAGCGATTCCGACAGGGCCGCTTCCTCGCTCGCGTCGATAGAGAGCCCCCACCGTGTCTTGACCACCACCCAGTCCCGCGCGTACTCACACCAGTTGGCCTCAGCCGGCGGCATCCACGTCGACGGATCCTGGTCTGCCTTCGACCGGTTACTGGACGCTGACACGGCGATCAGCGACCGGTGGTCTCCGAGGTCGTTCGCGTAGGCTTCCCGCTCGGCTGCTGACCAGGCGCTGGCGCCAGAGTCCCAACTTTCGGCCAGGGGCACGCGGTGGTCAATGTCCAACCCGCGCGGCCCCTCAATGGTGCGGTCGTCGTACGGGGAGTACCAGGTGCCGCCGGTGAGCGTGCACCTTCCGGTCCGGTCGGGGGCTTCCACCGCCTCGTCCAGGAGGACTTCGTTGCGCGTGGAGCAGCCGTCCTTGTCCGCGTCGATCCAGTGCTTGAACGCGTCGCGCTCGTACCCAGTGCGGTCCTCCTCGCTGATGGACAGGTTCGCGAGGGCCTGGCTGACGGGAAGGGTGATGCTGTCGCCTGGCTCGGCGTGAGCAGGCGTCGGGAGGGCGAGGACGGCCAGAGCGGCAGCTGCGACGGCGGCGGTACGGAAGCGCACGGATGTCCCTTCGAAGATCCTGACAGGCAAGCTCTTCGTACCTGTGCGGAGCGCCGACGCGCCCGAGGCTCCTGGCAAGGCCACCTGATCGAGCGCAATAGCGAGGGGGCAACGAAAGGGCCCCCACCGCCCGCGAAGGGCGATGGGGGCCGAGCTTCAGGGGTACTGGCGGCGGCTGGGGTCCAGAGCCAGCGCGAGCGGGTTCGTGGGCGCTTCCGAGCCGCCGTCGGACGGCGCACCATCCCGGCGGCACATCAGCGCATCCGGATCGCCCGGCGGGGGCTGGAGGCTGTAGCCGTCCGGACAGGACGGCCCCGCGGGCCCCCGCTCTCCGGCCGGCCCCTGCTCGCCGCGCGGCCCCTGCTCACCCTGCGGGCCGGGCGGACCCGCGGGCCCCGCTGGGCCTGCCGGGCCGGGCTCGCCCTGCGGGCCCTGCGCGCCGTCCGTGCCGTCGGCGCCCGCCGCTCCAGGCTCACCGTCTTCTCCCGGGGCTCCGTCCGTTCCGTCGGCGCCTGGCGTGCCGTCCTCCCCGGCCGGGCCCGGCTTCCCGTCCTTGCCCGGCTTGCCGGGGTCACCCTTCGGCCCGGGTATCGGCACCGGCACCTCCGCACGGTCCGGCAGATCCTCCACCGCCCGCGCCGGGTCCGGTACCGCCGGCGTCTTCCCCTCCGCCTTCACCTGCTCGCGGAGCACCCGCACGTCCCCGGCGAGCGTCGACACCGCGTCGCCGCGCCGGTTCGCCTCGGCGGCCAGAGCGTCCGCGCGGCGGGCCTCCGCGTCGATCCGCAGCCACACCAGGACGACCGCGCCCGAGAGCACCAGCAGGACAGCCGTGACCGCGAGGGACCGCCAGCGCTGCGCGAAGATCGGCTGAGCATGACGACTCACGTGGGCTGTCCCCCTAGCTCGACGATCCGATCGCGCAGCCGCTGGTTCTCGGCGGTCAGTTCGGCGATCCGCGCCTGGAGCGCGGCCTTGTCGGCTCGCTCGGCGGCGAGTTCGGCGTACGCGGCCGCGAGAAGCCGCTCGGTCTCGACGAGCCGCTCACGCGCCTTGTCCCGCTCCTCTTGGAGGTTGTCGACCAACGTCGAGTACCCGCCGAGAACCGCGCCCGACTGCTGCGCTGCGTTCGCGCCGCGGTGCCCGATCAGGGCAGCGCCGGCTGCCGCGAGCCCAGCGACGATAGTGCCGATCGCGCCGAGCATCGCAGCGTCCACGGGCGTCCTCCGATGGTGCAGTGGTGGTCGGGCGTGGAGGCGGTGGGCGGTTGTCGGCCGCTCCACCGCGCTCCGCATCAGGCTGCCCGGGCGCGGCTACCGCCGAGGGACTCCTGCGCCTTCGTGCTGACGCCCGTGGGCTTCCACAGGCCGAAGTGCGAGAGGACGCCGGTACCGAAGGCGACGAGGGACAGGACGACGGCGGTGCTGAAGTCCCAGCCCGGTCCTGGGTTGGCCAGCTCGACGAGGAAACCGTTGAGCGTGGACAGGGCGAGGAGGAGCACGGCCTTTACGCCCGAGTGGGTGACTCTCTTGGTGACGAGGCCGACGAGGACGGGCAGCACCACGCTGATGAGGAGGCCGATCCAGTAGGCCTTGTCGATGGACTCGTTCATGGGTACTCGTTTCAGACGGGCTGCGCGAGCTGGCGGCAGCCGATGACGGTTCCGCTGCTGTTGCGGACTTCGCGGTAGGGGACGAGAAGGTCGGAGCGGCGCGGAGCCAGCGCCAGGGCGACCGGCAGCGACACGATGTAGGAGACGCCCGCGCGTCGGCGGGGCAGGCCCTGCGCGTGCCCGTACTGGACCAGCTCCACCGGGATGCCCTCGCGGTACTCGGTGGAGAGCGGGATCACGCCGAGCCGGGCCGGCTTCTCCTCGGGCTCGATGACGTAGCGGAGGCCGGGCTCCAGGTCGTCGATGCCGTCGGGCCGGTCGGGGCCGTAGACGCGGATGACGTGGGGTGTGAGGTTGAGGAGCACGTCAGCGGGGCCAGATGTGGGCCTTGATCTCGGCGCGCTCGATCGTGATCGGCGCCGCACCGAAGTGGCAGACCTGCGCTTTCACCCGCCGGTCGGCGCCGACGGCCCCGACGATCGGGACCCAGCCGTAGGTGTCGCCGCTGGTGCCGAGCACCTCGACGGGCGGGAAGTGCTTGACGGTGCGGCCCTTCAGGTCGTCCTCGACCAGGCGCACCTGGACCTCCGCGCCGCGGGCGACACCAGCCGCGCGGACGTGGAGGGCCCCGTTGTAGTGGGCGTTGTGCGCGAAGGTCTGGCCGCCGTCGGGGTGGCCGTTGCCCTGGTCGGCCCACTCCTCGTTCCAGGCCAGGGACACCCACTCGCCAGGCTTCAGCGTGACCGACTTCGTCAGGCCGAGGGACAGGTACTTGGGCACGTCGTCCTCCTGCTGCGGGGTGCTGGTGGTGGGCTGGCCGCCGTCGAGCCGGGCCCGGACCCGGGCGCGCATCGAGGCCATGGTGAAGCCGCGGGGGTCGACCTTCCCGGGCTGCCATTCGAGGTGGCCGATGACGGAGCGTTCGTTCCAGCCGTGGTGGCGGCAGATCGCGGCGGCGGCGCGCTCGATCGCCTCCAACTGGACGGCTGGCCAGGGGTCCTCGCCGTCGCCGAGGTTCTCGCACTCGAAGCCGTAGAAGTGCCGGTTGCCGTCGGTGTTCGCTTCGTTGTCGGCGGGCAGCGGCTTCTCGTTGATGACGGCCTGGAGGACGTCGTCGTCGCCGAGGCCGGCGTGGTTGGCGCGGCCGTAGCCGACCAGGTGCACGCGGCCGTCCTTGGTGATGACGCCGTGGCAGAGCGGTCCGGGCAGCCCGGAGTAGCCCTTGCGGCAGGTCTCCACGGTGGCGGCGCTGCCCTTGGTGACGGTGTGGTGGATCATCACCCCGTGCATGGGCCCCCAGGGGCCCGTGTGGTTGCGGTTGTGGTCGCGCCAGTCGCCGACCTCGACGACGGTGAGGCCCTCGTCGCGCAGGGCCTGGAGCAAGTTGTCCGCTCCCATCGGGTCGGCCATCACACACGCTCCGGCCAGGACCAGGTGCCCGCGTCGGTACCCTCGGCGCGCGACGTGGCCCAGAGGGCGTCGTTGCCGTCCAGGAACACCTGGAGGTTGACGGTCACGGTGGTTTCGTCCCACACGCGCACGACCATCGCGGGGTACACGACGCCAGCTTCGGCCCAGTTGCCGACGTGGCCCACGAAACCGGTGCGCTCGGCGGCGCTGCGACTCTCGTGGAAGTCCCGGCGGCGACGGTTGACTGCCTCGGCTTCCTGCTCACTGAGGCGGTAGTGGACGATGCGGCCGATCGATGGCTTCACAGGTTCCCTCCAGGCATGCAGAAGCCCCGGGCCAGGTCGGCGCGGGGCGAGAGGTGTACGGACGGTCAGGCGGCGGCCTCATACTGGCCTCCGCCGCGCAGCGCCATCCCGGACGCCCACGCCCACGGGCTGACCGAGTCGACCAGGCCCGTGCTCGAGATAGCGGCGCCGGACGGCTGCCCGGATGCGATCTCCAGCCCGAATGAGCCGGTCGTGATCATGCGGGCGCGGGCGACCGCGCGCGCGGTACCGGAGGCGTGGAGGTCGATCCAGCCGATCGACTCGATCAGGGACGGCGCGGGCACCGGAAGCGAGAACAGCCAGTTGTCCGAGCCGTCGGCGCCCGCCCCGAAGCTGGTGTTCGCGGCGAAGACGATGTTGGCCCGCCAGTAGACCGTCCGGGCGCTGACCGCGTAGGCGCAGTCGACTGTCGCTTCACCGTAGGACGGCAGATGCAGGCCCGACGACGTGGTCCACGTCGGCCTCCACGACTGCCACGTCGGCGAAATCGACGCCAGACGGCTGGCGGTGACCACCATGCCGGGCTGCCACGGCTCATAGGCCACAGGTTCCTCCTACAGTGCGAGACGCATCGGGGTGGCCAGCCGCACGTCGGCGCCCTTCGCGTGTGGCTTGACGATGCCGTTGGTGGATCGGGTGACGTGCATCAGCTGCGGCGACGCGGACAGGTCGTCCCAGGCGATCGCCACCGGCAAGGTGTTCGTGCTGGCCGGGCCGATGTAGGAGCGCAGGCCCACCACGCCGGGCCCCGGCAGGTCGGTGTCCGTCGCGGTGACCTGCCACGCGGCAGGCTCCGCCGTGGTGGTGCGCCACGCCTTCGCGCGGAGCGTGCTGCCCTCCGTCCGCAGCCGCACCCGGTACGACGCCCCAGCGACGTGCGGCAGCGTCGCCGCCGCGGTGGCCAGCACCGCCTCCGCCGGCGTGCGTTTGCGCAGGCTCAGCTCCGCGGTGCCGGTCGTGCTGACGTACAGGCGGGCGAAGTAGAAGTTCGCCACCGCCGCATCCGAGCGGGCCAGGACGTACAGGTAGATCCCGTCGCCCGCCGGCAGCACCGGCACCGTCACGGTCACCGTGAGGTCCACGTCCACCGCCGGCGCGGGCAGGGTGGTGATCCGGTAGGCGCCGCGGCTGGTGTGGACGTGGCGTCCGGTGGTGCCGTTGACGTCGTAGTCGGTGGCGAGGGTGCCGCCCTGCGCGGTCCAGGGCAGACCGGAGTTGGCGGTGCCCCAGCCGCCGGTCACGGAGCGCGTGAAGGTGTCCTGCGCGAAGGGTGTGATCGCGTTGACGGTCACCACCTCGCCGCCCACCCGGACGTCGAACGCGGTCTCCCACCGCCACTGCGGGCCCGCCGTCGTCTTCACCGTCAGCGTGGTGTCCGTCGCGGCGGCCGCCGCGTCGAGTTCGCTGCCGTCGGTGTCGACGATGCCGAGCTGCTCGTCACCGACTACGCCGACCCGCCACGGGCCCGCTGGCACGCAGTCGAACGTCGCCGTCCACGTGCGGGGCAGCAGCTGCTCCTTCAGCCCCATGACCATGAGGTCCACGTCGTCCGGTGCCACCCAGTGCGGCATGTTCGTCAGCCGGATGACGTCGCCCTCGCGCATGGCCAGCACCGCGGGGATCAGCTCCGGGTGCCGGTGGAGGTTCACGGTGACGGCCGGGTAGCGGGGCTCGTCCCATGTGCCCAGGTGCAGCTCCCAGTGGGCTTTCGGTTCGGTCTGGGCGTCGGTGGCCAGGGACAGGGTGATCGACGTGTCGTAGACGCCGACTCCGGCCGGCGGGTCCAGCACCGACAGGGGCCCGTCGCCGAGGACGACGCGGGTCGAGCTGCCGTCCTCGCGTTTCACCGTGACGTCGTTGCGGATGGCCGTGTCGTCGTCCACCGGCTCCAGCGGCCCCGCGATCTGCCCCTGCGCGTAGTCCAGGACCAGCGCGGGCTCCTGCGAGTACAGCGTCGACCTCGGCCGGTACAGCAGCCGCAGCGCCGTCTGGTCCTCGGTGAGCATGCCGCCGTCCGCGTCCGCCGCGGTGCGGACCAGCCCGAGGACGGGCGCCATCTCCTGGTTGCCCACCGGCTCCGTCGAGGCCGGCGGACCGGTCAGGGTGACTGGGATGCCCTCCTCCTCGGATAGACGGAGCATGCGGGCGCCCGCGGTCTCTCCGGACCAGGCCATGATCGCGTTGTCGTAGGCCGTGGTGTCGAAGGCCGGCCATACCGAGATGTGGCCGATCGCCATGCCGTTGACGTCAGGGTGGAAACCGCCAGTCGGCGAGGCGACGCCGGTCGGCCGGCCAGTCGTGCCGGTCACCGTGTTCTGGTAGAAGCCTGCGTCGCCGCCCACGTCGGTCCAGACGAGGGCGTAGCGAATGCTGTTGCCCTGCTGCTCGACGGCGAACCTGCACTTGACCCAGACGCCGAAGATGTCCTTCGAGGTGGCAATCACCTTGTCAACGAGCGTTTCGCCCTCGTAGCCGAGGCCGAGGAGGCGGGAGTTGTCCGGGCCCATCTGGATGTACCACTGTCGGACGGTGCCAGTGGTGTAGATCATCATGTAGGTCCGCCTGTTGGGCGGGACCTGCGGCATGCGGTACATCCAGATCACGGACCAGGCGGGCAGCGACGCCCACGACGTGTTCCTCACGGGCCCGAACATCTGCGCGTTGGCGCCCTCTCGGGCCTGGATCGTGGGCAGCGCGCCGGACGACGGGAGGCTGTCGTCGCTCGCCCACTGGACGTTCGTGAAGGACAGCGACGAGGCGCTCGGGAGCGGCGAGGCCGCCTTGGTCGCGGACTCGCCTTCCTCCATCGGCCAGTACGCCATCGGCTCGAACGAGGGGATGCGGCGACGCAACGAGCTGTCCAGCGCCTTGGTGCCCCGCCCGAGGCGCCGCAGGATCCCCGCAGCCTGCACGGGCACCCACGCATCCGCCTCGCTGGGCACCCACTTCTGTGGCCACTCGCTGATCTCGCCGATGAACCGCGTCGCGCGGTCACTGATCTCGGCGGTCCCTGACAGTCTCCAGGGCAGACCAGCGGCATCCGTGAAGGCAGTCGTGCCTGGTGACAGGGCGGTGAAGTCGACGTCGGCGACGATCGTGCCGTTGATGCCGTTGCGGAGCTGGAACGCGTAGACGGACCCCTCGGGTGAGGCGTAGCCGAGGGTGGCGACGTCGCCGACCTCGATCGGGGCGGACGACTGGTAGAGGCTGCCGGTGGCGCCCGGGGTCGATGGGGGTCCGAGGCGTGTCCATGGTCCGTCGATGGTCGGGGCGGCGTAGTGCGTGTAGACGCCAGTTGCGCCGTCCCAGGTCGAGCGCAGGGCGGTGCGCCCGGACGGGGAGCTGTAGATGGGTTCCCAGGACGTGAACTCCTCGATGGTGATGCCGTCGAGGCTGCGTCGGAAGGTCAGCCCGCCGGTTTCTGAGATCAGCATCAGCCAGGAGCGGGCAGCGTTGAACAGGTCGTACTTCCCGCACAGTTCGACGACCGTGCCGGGGACCCAGTTGGTGATGTCGACTTCGATGCGGACGTCGATGCTGGTCGTGATGTCCAGGGAAGCTGTGTCGGGGGTCCACGCGCTGCCGATGCCGGTGTTCGGCAGGAGCATGCGCGGGGTGCCGCCAGGGAGGCTGAGGCGGACGCGGGTGTTGCGCCCGATGAGCCCGTAGTAGGGGCTCATCGGGTTGCGGTTGCTGTACTTGCCGGACTTGTTGTTCAGGGTGATCGGCACGGACGCAGGTTCGGCGCTCGTGCCTTCGTTGCGGATGCCCCGCTGGTGGGTGATCGGGGCCCGGGTGTAGACGTCCGCAGTGATGTCCGTCCAGGAGCCGTCGATCAGCAGCTCGACCCGCAGTCCAAGCGGATCTTCCGGGAACGCCACTGCTACCTCCTGCTGCTGCCGAGGACGACTTGGACGTCGCCGCCGGCGATGCCGACCTGCTTGCGGATGATGGTGAGAATCTGATCGCCGAGTGCGTCCCCGGCAGTGAGCGTCGCTGTCCGCATGGAGCCGCCGCCCGGGCCGGAAGACGCGCCCACGGCCGAGCCGACGGCGCCGGCGTACGACGCGGATGGAGTAGGCGTCGACACCAGACCCGCCATCGTCCGGTCGACCTCCCCGGCCGTGGACTCGATACCGGCGACGATGCCGCGCGGGATCCAGCGGCCGACGCTCTTGGCCATGACCTTCGAGGGGCTGGCGATGCCGAGCGCTTTCGCGACGGGGCCCGGGATCATGGACCGGGCGAACGACATGAGCTGTCCCTTGAGCCAGCCGCCCATGGACTGGATGCCAGACAGCAGGCCCCGGACGACGTCCTGTCCCTTTCCGTACAGCAGCGAGCCGAGAGAGCCGATCGCCCGGGAGATCATCCCGGGAAGGCCCCGCAGCCACCCGACGACGCCCTGGACACGCTGCACGGTCGTGTCACGGAAGCGGCGCCACGCCGCCGACACGAGAGTGACGAGGACCGGCCCGAGGTTGGCCAGGGCGGCGCGCACGCGGCCGGGCAGCGCCTGCACCGTGGACACGAAGCTGGCCCAGGCCCGCGAGACGGGCCCGGACACGTACCGCGACCACAGGCCCATGAACCAGATACCGATGGCCGCGCCCAAGACGTTCATCGTCTGCCCTGCCTGCGACGCCTTCTCCGACACCCAGCCCGTGAACGACGCCCACCACAGAGGGACGTTCTCGCGCAGTGCCGTGATCAGCCGACCGACGAAGCCGATCATCATCGTGACGGCCGCCGCCGACAGCGCGAGCGCCACCAGCGCGGGCAGCGCAGCGATCGCGATCGTCAGCGCCCCAGCGATCGCCACCGCCTTGAACACGGCCGTGGGGTTGGCCATCACGTACTCAGCGACGGCCTGACCAGCCCCCGTGAGGCCGCTGATGATGTGCGGCGCGACTTCCCTCGCCTTCGCGGCCAGCCGCTGGCCGAGGATCGGCAGGAAGGCCACGATCCTGTCGGCGATCGCCTCGCTGTCCGCCTCCCGGCCGGCCTGCTCCCACATGCTGCTGAGCGCGCCGCCGCCGATCTTCCGGAGGTTGAGGAAGGCAGGGACGACGGTGCCGCCGAGGAAGTCGACGAGGTTCTGCTGCATGCCCCGCTTGAACTGCTCCAAGCGCGCGCCGGCGTTGTCGCGGAGGGTATTGCCCATCTTCTCCGCGGCCCCGCCCACCTCGCCGAGTTCCTTCACGGCTTCCGAGGGGTCGAGGGCGTAGAGCGCGTCGCCCATGTCCTCGGCCTTCGTGCCGAACAGCTCGATCGCGATCGCGTTCCTCTTCGCCGGGTCCTCGATACCGCGGAGCTTGTCCAGGACCGTGTCGAACGCCTTCGCCGCAGTCGGGCCGCCCGCCGCGAACTTCGCGACCATGTCGTCCGCCGACAGGTTCAGCGACTCGAAGCCCTTACGGACCCGCTCGCCGCCCGCGACGGCCTCGATCGTGAACTCCTTGATGCTGTCGGCGACCACGTCGGTGTCGCGGGCGCCCGCGAGCATGCCCTGCCGGATCAGGCCCATGGCCGTCTGGCCGTCGAGGCCGACGTTCCTGAAGATCGTGGAGTACTCGTTGAAGGTGTCCGCGAGGTCATCGGCCCTGGGGCCGAGCCCTTGCAGGCCCTTGGCCATGATGTCGAGGGCGTGGCGGCCGTTCCGCGCGAGCCCCGTCTTGATCATCTGGCCCGCCGCGTTGGCGGCTTGGCCCAGGTCCAGCTCGAAGGTGGACGCGAGGTCGGAGACCTGGGTGGAGATCTCCCGGATCTGCCGGGTCGTCGCGGCCGGAGGCAGCAGGCCGGAGGACATCGTGGCCCGGATCGCGTCGGCGGCGCCCTGGAAGTCTTCCGTGACCGCGCCCGCATACAGCTCGCCCGCGATCTTCCCGTACTTCTGCGCCTCAGCCGGCGTCTTCCCCAGCTGCGCACCGAGCCGCCCCACGACCCGGGACTGATCCATGGCCTCGGTGAACGCGGCCATGAGCGCGGCCCCCGCCGCAGCACCGGCCCCGGCCGCGGCGAGCTTCAGCTTGCTCAGCTTCTCGCCCATCCCGCCGACGGCCTGGTCGGCACCCTCCTCGCCGGAGTCGGCGAGACCGTCACCGACGGCGTCCCCCGCAGCACGGCCGGCCGCCACAAACCTGCCGCGTGCGTTACGAAGGCGGCCGTCGGCGCCGCGGACGATGCCGTCGCCGAGCGCCTCACCGGCCTGCCGACCGGCCTGCGCGGCGTCGTCCTGCACACCGTCGAGGCCGTCGGCCACGCCGTCGCCGAGCTGCTGCCCGGCGCGCTGCCCGGCCCGCTCGGCGTCGTCGCCCATGGACTGGCCGGCCGCCCGCATCGCCCGCTCGGCCTGGGTGAGGCCGCGGGTGACGCCGTCCGCGTCGAGGCTGATGACGCCGGTGAGTTCGCCTACGACGAGGGCCACGGCTACCTCCTACGGGGTTGCTTGGGGGGTGGAGGTGCGAAGTGCCGGGCGACGCGGGAGTCGGCGGAGACGAGGCCGTAGAGGCGGGTCTGGAACCAGCGCCAGGACCGGCGGGCGAGCAGCTGCTCGTCGTTGAGGTCGAGGCCGTAGGTGTCTTGGAAGTCCGCCTCCACCAGGGCCCACTGCTCCAGCAGGTCGGTGCGGGTTACCCGCTTGCCCTGGGACCGCGCTTGCGACGCTGGCGGGAGCCCGCCCTCGTACCACTCGTAGAGCCCCGTGACCGGGTCCCGTTCGCCGCAGCCGACTCCGAGCGCGGAGACTTCTGCTGGCGACGTGCTGCCCGGTTCGGGGCCAAGAGAGAAGGGTCGCCGCCCGACGCCCAGAACTTCGCGGCGGTGTCGCGGTCGTTGAGGACCCACACCATCGTCGTCATTGCGACGTGCCGGAAGCGGGTCCAGGACAGGTCGGCGGCGATCTCGTCGTGGACCGGGCCGAGGACGAGGCGGAAGAGGTCTTTCTCCTCGTCGTCGTCGAGGAGTTCCTCGTCGGGCGCGGCGCCGCCGAGGAAGAGCTGCGCCGCGGCCTTGGTGATGGCCTCGACGCGCAGGCCCGCCTCGGCGGTCGGCGACGGGATCCGGTACACGCGAGTCTGCCCGTCCCCCACGGAGACGGGCAGTTCCAGGTAGTCGTCGAGGAAATCGCCGAGGGCTTCGAACTGTGCTGCCATCAGGGCGTCACCACGAGCGGGTTGTCGATCGCGGTACGCGGCCCGTCGCCGGTGAACGTGATCTCGACCTCGCCCAGCGCGGAGTACTCGCCGCCGGACGGCGCCCACGTCGGGATGGCCTTGCCCTCGTACGCCTCCGGGAGGCCCAGCCGGTTCATCCAGCGGAGGTGGACGAGGTTCGCCTCGCCGTACTCGTCGGCCGCGAGACGGATGGCCTCGTGGACGGGGTTGAAGACCTTCTGCGTCTTGTTGGCCTTGCGGCGGATCGTGACCGCGATCTCCCACGCCTGGGCGGTCTTCGTGTTCCCGGCCCAGCCGTCCGAGTCGTAGTCGGAGCTGTCCTCGATGTTCGGTTCGGCGGACGGCTGGAACTCGCGGACGCCGGGGCAGAGCTGCCAGTCCGGGGCGGCGTCGGTGCCCATGTTGACTTCGAGGCGCCACTCGCGGGCCAGCTCGGTCTCGTTGGTGGGGGTGGGGGTGGGCGTCGTCATGGCGTGCCTCTCCTCAGTCGATCAGATGGGGCCCGGACCTGACCGTCCGGAGGTAGTAGTTCGCGACCAGCTCCATGCGGCCGCGTGTGTCCTGGCCGATCCACGCCTGTGACTGGCGCCAGGAGATCTCCACCCACACCCCGCGCAGCAGGTACTCGCGGCGGTTGTGGAGGACGTTGAAGACGTCGTCGGCGAGCTTCACCAGCCCGGTCGCGTCCGTGCCCCAGCGCATGCGGGCCTGGATGCCGGTGACCGAGTCCGTGCTGTCGTCGTCGGCGACGGGGTAGGGGGTGAGGCCGATCACGCGGTCCGGGCCGTCCGGGCTCTTGCCGAGGACGATGCCGGTGGCGTCGGCCGGGAGGACCGTGTCCGGGGCGTACGTGCCGATGCTCTCGGTGTCGAGCAGCTCGGCGACGCCCCGGAAGAGGTCGGTGTCGTGGCTCACCGGAGCGCCCTCCTCAGCTGCGCGGCGATGAGGTCGCGTACCTCGGTGCGGCTCTCGTTGAGGCTGTTCTCCAGGTACTTCGCCTCGCGCCCAGGCGGGTGCCGGTAGTCCAGCCGCTCGTGCTGAGGCACGGCGTAGGGGCCGTCGTAGGACACGGCGGCCTGGAGCGCCCCTTCGTCCACGCTCGCTGTGCCGGTGCTCTGGAGGTAGCCCTCGTCGAGGGGCACGCGGTTGTTACTCACCCCTAGGACGTGCTCGGCGCCCAGGAAGGCGCCGCGGGCAGCTGCGGAGCGGAGTTCCCGCTCGACGCCTGCCCCGTTGAAGTCGAGTCGGAAACGCTGCGCCACGACAGCCTCCTTCTACTGGAGTTGGATCTCCACGTGGTCCGGGGTGGGCAGGCCGCCGCCGTCGCGGGGGAGCGCGGCGATCACCTTGGTCTCCCGGCCGGACGGCAGCGTGACGCGGGACAGGGGCGGCGCGGTCGTGCCTGGCGCGCAGTAGGCGATCGACGAGGACGTGACCGTCTCGCCGCCAGGGGAGACGACCGCGCGGGTCTGCTCGTCCACGAACGCGCGCACCGTCTGGGGCGGCCCGTACAGGGGGCCCGTGCTGGAGTCGCCGCGGTAGGGCTCGATCGTGATGCGGTGGCGCAGCAGCGAGTTGGGGATGCGGCTCACCAGGGCACCGCCACGGCGCCGAGGATGAGCTTGTCGTGGAGGTGCGGGGCGCGGAGTTCGTCGGCGACCTGCGGGGCGAGCTGCCGGGCCGCCGAGTCTTCCCCGGACACGCTGGTCACGGACCGGCCGAGGTTCACCGAGCCGATCGACACCGACCCGTACCCGACGCCGGCGGCGCCCGTGCTGTCGCCGATCTCGCCCCACCAGGCGACCTGAGCGCACACTGCGCGGCCGATGGCTGTGGCGACGTCGGGGTCGGAGGGCATGCCCAGGTCGGTGACGTCGTACCGGCAGTAGGCCAGGACCCGGGTGTCGAGCATTCGGGAGGCGGCGTCGAGGAGCTGCTGGGCGTCCAGCGGCGGCGCCGCGCCCAGGTAGTTGGCGAGGTCGGTCGTCGTCGCGTACACGCGCCCGCCCGCGCCCGCACCCGCCTGCGGGGTGGGGGCGACGGACACCAGCTCGTGCTCCACCGACGCGCCGGTCCCGGAGACCGTCCACGACAGCCGCCACACCCCGGCCAGCGTGTAGACGAGCGGTGCCGTCCACGTCTGGCCGCCGTCCGCAGTCGACGTGACCGGTGTGGACACCGTGCCGTCCGGAGCGGTCACCACCAGGGTGGCGGACGTCGAGCTGTCGTGCGGGGCGACGACCAGCTGCGCGGTGACCACGTCTCCGATGTCGGGCATCAGCCACCTCCTGTGGTCGAGGGCGTCAGCGACGGCCCGGATACGGACGCGGCCAGCAGCGGGCCGGACGTCGAGGGGGTGAGCGACGGGCCGGTCACCGACGGGGTGAGCTGGTCGGCCGGCCTCTGCTTGCGGCCCTCGATCGGGGCCGCGGTGTCGAGCGCGCGGGCGGTGCGCAGGCGCCGTGTCTGGAAGGGCTGCCGGATGGTCCCGGCGTGCTCGGTGACCGTTGCCGCCCTCAGGGCGTGGAGCTTGGCGCTGGTGGCGGCGGTCGCGCGGTCGGTGCAGCGGGGCACGCCGAGGACGAGCGCCTTGCCGTGCGCGACCTCGGCGGCCCGGTCCGTGGCCGATGCGGCGCCGAGTGGGACCACCCGCTCCGCTGCCAGCCCACCGGCGGTGTCCGCCGCGGCGGCGGTGCCGAGGAGCAGCTGCTTCGCGGTCGTCAGCCTGCGCGCGTCCTCCATCGCCCACGCGGCGCCGAGGTCACCGGAGGAGCGCAGGTGCAGCATCCGGCCGCGGCTGTCGTCGACGGCTACGCCGAGCGTCACCTGTTTGCCCACGGCCAGGCGGCCGGCGTCTTCGCGGTCGTGCGCGCCGGGCAGCGGCACGTCCCGGCCGGCGGCCAACGGCCCGGCGGAGTCCGCCGAGACGGCCGCCGTGACGGGGTGGTCCTTGGCCGCGGTGACCGGCAGCGCATCGTCCACGGCCGCCGCCAGGCGCGTGGAGGTGGTCTTGCTGCCGGTCACCGGGCGCCCGCCGTCCACCGTGCGGGCGTCGTCGAGCCGGGTCTCCCCAGCAGCCGTGACCGGGCGAGCCTCCCCCGTATCGCCCGCGGTGCCGAAGGCGGCGTGCTTCGTGGCGGTCAGCCGTAGCGCCGCATCGAGGCCGCCGGCGGGGCCGACCGGTGCCGTCTTGGCCGCTGTGACCGGTGCCGCCACCGTCTGCTCCAGTGCCGTACCGGGCACCAGGGCGCTGGCGTGCTCGACCGCGCCGGCTGCTGTGCCCTCCCGGGCCTGGCCGACCGGAGCCGTGCGAGCGTGTCCGACTGGTCCGGCCGCCGACCGTTCGATGGCCGGGCCCAGCTCGGCGTCCCGCGAGACGGTGAGCCCGCTGGCCACCTCCGTCGCGCGCGCTGCGGTCAGCTGGCGGGCCTTGGCGCCGCTCACTGGTACGGCGTGCTGCGCCTCGGCGGCCACGGCCAGAGACCGGGCCTTCGCGGCGCCGTACGGGGCTGCCCCGGCCGTCTCGGTGGCTGTGCCGAGCGGCACCACCACGGCGGCCGGGGCCACGTTGACGTCGTCGAACTCGGCGAGGTTCGGGGTGCCGTCGTCGCGGTGTGCGATGAGCTGCACCTGAAGCGTCGGGTCGGAGACCCACGCGGGCGCGGCCACCGTGCGGCGGACAGTCCAGGTGGTGTTGTCCGGGCTGGTCTCCCACAGGAGATCCGGCCCGGCCTGCCGGATACGCAGGTAGGCGTGCGCGACCGGGTCGTACGGGATGGCCGTGTACTCCGGGTCGGCGTATCCGACGCGCAGCGCCATGCCGAGGGTGTCGGCGACGGCGTTGTGCTCGATGACGACGTCGGTGCCCGGGGTTGTGGTCTGGATGAGGACCTGCGTCCAGCACGCGAGGAGCGAGTCGCCGAGGGCCGCCGGATACATGCGGCAGGAGACGTGCGACTCGCGCAGGGTGTAGATCTTCGCGGAGGCGTACGCGGCGTAGTCCAGGCCGCACGGCACCTGCGCCCGGCCGCCGGCCTCCGTGACCCCGCCGTAGGACTCGGGCCACAGGACCGGGTCCACGATGCCGTCGTCGAAGTTGTCGACGAGGTCGGCCGTGGGCGTGGCGATGCGTCCGGTCAGCGGTCCGGCCGTGTCCCGTTCGCGGGCGGGGCCGAGGGTGCGGTCGTCGACCACGACGTCGTCGAAGTCGATGTCGGCGATGGCCGGGTTGATGATGCCGAAGCGGGCGTACCGGCCGCCGCCCAGGACGCTGCTGGTGCGGGTGGTCCACAGGACGCCGTCGAGGCGGGCCTTGATGATGCCTGCGGCGTCGTCGTAGTACATCTCGACCAGGTGCCACTGGCCGAGCGTGAGCGGCGCGGATGCGGTGCCGGTGGTGCCGCCGGACAGGGTCGGGATCAAGGTCAGGTTCGGCTGGAGCTTGATGCAGTAGAAGCCGCTGACCGTGGTGGGGTTGAAGCTCCACGCCATGATCGCGGTCGTCGCCGACGGGGCCGCGTTCACCCGCACCCACGCGCGCAGGTGCACGCGCGCCGTCGGGGTATCCGTCGGGTAGATCTGCTTGGTGATGCTGGCCTGCACGGCGGTGGCCGTGGTGCAGGACAGCGACGCCGCGCCCTGCCGGGGCGCGGTCGTGTCGAAGGTGACGGTGCCGTTGGTGACGTCCCACGTCGTCGTCTGCGAGTCGAAGGTCTCGGTCCACAGCCTCACGGCACCGCCCCCTTTCTACGCGGCGTTCTCCGAGACGGCGATGCCGCCCGCACCCACCGACGCGGTGATCGACGTGCCGTCCGGGGTGACCGCGAAGTCGTGCAGCGTCAGCGGGACCAGCTGGGCGTCCGTTCCGGCCCCGGTCGGGTCGAAGCAGATGACGATCTTCCCCGTGGGGTTGCCCGTCGCGTCCGCCCACACCAGATCCCCGGCCGTCCACGACGCCTTGTTGCCGACGTCGTCCACGGTCACCGTGACCCCGGTCAGCGCCTTCCGGCCCATCGTGGTCTGCTCATTGCTGGCCCCGGCGAGCAGCGCGGCGAGCGTGTCGTAGTCCTGAAGCGCGTCATCGCCCTCCAGCCCGGCCGCCTCCAGCACCACCGCCCGCAGCACCGCGCCCCCGGTCCCGGCCTGGGCCTGCGCCGCGTAGTACACGTGGCGGCCCTTGCCGATGTTCGTCACGAGATCAGCCATGCGGCCTCCCTCCTATCGACATGCGAGAGGGAGGCCACCATCGGGCCTCCCTCGCTCGCAACGAACTCAGGCGGACTGCTCGCCGTACTTGGCGATCAGCATGTCCTTCGTCAGGGACGGGATCTCCGCCCGCTCCTCGTCCGAAACAGCGCGGGCCAGGGCGTACTCCACCCACGCGTCCTTGGAGGCCGACTTGGCCGGCGGGTCTCCGGCCTTCTCCTGGTGCTCCGCGAACTCGGCCTCCGTCTCGGCCTGCGCGCTCTCGGTGTCCGTGAGCGCGGTACCGGGAGAGGTCTGCGGTCGGGAAAGGACGCCGTCCGGGCGGGCCGGGCCCGGCTTCTCGTCGTCGGCCAGGCGCTCCCAGTTGGGGAGCATCTCCAGGCGGGCGTCCTCGTACTCGCGCTCGACGACGTCTCCGGTGTTGTGGTTGCGGTAGCGGATCATCAGGCGTCAGCCCCCTTCAGGAGCACAGCGCGCTGGGCATCCAGCGTCTTCGTGCCGTACAGGCAGTCCACGGAGATGATGGTCTGCTTGTACTTGATGTCGTAGTCGTACATGACCCGCAGGCCGAAGCCCTTGTAGTTCATGATCGCGCCGTCCTGGGCGCCCGGCGGGACGTCCAGCGTCCGAGTCACCAGCGCGAACGCCGACCGGTGGAACGCGACACCCACCTCGGTGGTCGGCTCGCCGACGGCCGGCGTCTCAGCCGGCTGCTCGACGTTTTGCGTCCAGTACGGGTCGAAGCCGAACAGGCGGCGGCCGATGTACGCCTCCCGCAGCGCCTCGGTGCTGCCGCTGGTGTTGACCTGCTTCAGCACCGGCGAGTCCAACCAGTTGCCGTTCGTGGTCGGGCCGACCACCGCGGCCCGGTCCGTCGTCGGCACCTTGGCCAGGTTCAGGACGGTGCCGGCGTCGATCAGGACCTCCGGCTTGTCCAGGGTGCGGTTGGCGGCCTGGCCAACCTCCTGGGTGATGTCGGAGCGCAGCGCCAGCAGGTCGCGATCGATCTTCTGGGTGATGGCCTCCATCATCGGGTCGAGGAGCTGCTCACCGAAGTCCTGGATCTCCAGTTGGAGCTGCTCGGTGGTGACGGTCGCGGAGACGTCCGCGAAGTGGTTGAGGGCGACGGGGACGCCGGACTCGGTGGCGTTCTGCGGGACGACGCCCGTGGCCCGGTTGAACTCCGAGGCGGTGAACGTCGCGGGCTTGCGCACCGTGATGGTGTCGCCCTGCTTGCCGCGGAAGTCGGACTCGAAGTCCCTGTGCACGAGCTGGGCCATGACGGTCGTCTCGTACAGGGTGGCGAGCGCCCTCGTGGCGATGATGTCGGGGGTCAGGAAGGTGTTGGCCACAAGGGCCTCCCATCAGGGTCGGAGGCTCAGGAGCGCGCCTTGCGGCGGGCTTCGCGCTGGGCCTCAATCGTGTTCTTCGTGGCGGGCTTCTCGGAGCTGCCGGAGAAGTCGCCGCTGGTCCGCGCGGGCGCCTGGCCCTGCGCCTTGAGCTTGGGGTTGGCCTCGACGGCCTTCTTGACGGCGTCGGAGACCTTCTTCGCGAACCCGTCCTCCGAGGGGTCCAGCCCCTTGATCGAGTTCAGGAACGTGCGGCTGTCGGTCAGGGCGTCCGGGTCGGCGCCGTGCTTGCCCGCGCTGCGGTAAACCGCCAGCTCGACGGCGGTCTCGCGGTGAGCCGCGGTCGCCTTCTCGATCTGTGCGGTGAGCGCGGCCGGGTCCGGCGGCGTGTCCTTGTCGTCCTTGATCAGGCCGAGGGCCTTGCCGAGTTCTTGCACGATCTGCGTGCGGGCCTCGTCGGCCGCCGCCTTCTTGGCGTTCGTCCGGGCCTTGCCCGCGTCGGCGTTCGCCTGCTTCAGCTCCTTCTGGAGCCGGGCGATCGTCGCGGCCGGGTCCTCGTCCGCCTTCTTGGCGGGCGGCTTCGGCTTGGCCTTCTCGTCCTTGGCCGCGTCGTCGTCCGAGGAGTCGTCGCCGCCGGTCCCGCCGACGCCGTCGTCCTGGTCGTCGTCGGCTCCGGCGTCGTCACCGTTGTCGCCGCTGTCGGATCCGGAGCCGTCTCCGTCCCCGCCGTCGGCGTACAGGTACGGCGCGAAAGGGCCGTGGCCGTAGGGGTGTGCCCAGCCAGCGCCAGCGAGGGCGAGGCGGGGGAGGGTTCGCTTGGGCATGCGTGCACTCCTGGTGCGCGTCGGGATGTTCGGCCCCGCGCCTGGCGGGGGTTGTGCGATCCGGCCCGCGCCTGGCGGGACGGAAGTCTTTGCGAGGGCAGCGCCCGATTGACCCGGCTGGGCTACCGTTTCGGCATGTCTGTAGAGATCAAGCCCATAGGGGCCGACGAGCCGTTCCGTTACGAGGACGGCGAGGGACGCGAGTACCGGTACGTCGTCAATGAGAACGGCACTCTGTCGATCTTCGAGAAGGAAGCGGGCGGGCACATCGCTGCCAAGGCTGACCCCATCGCGGTCTACGGGGCCGCTGCCTGGTTCAGCGTCACTGGTGATCCGAGGACGACGAAGGACGCTGCAACCGCCCGGGTTAGGGGATTCGTCGGCTAGCGGGCAGTCGTGAGCTGCTCGCGGTGACGCTTGCGAGGCAGGCCCGTCTCCGCGACCAGCTCACGCACCCGCGCCTGATACACGCGCACCCGCGCCCGCGTCACCGACCGCTGAGCGTCATCCATCGCGGCCTCCTCCAGCCGCTTCCACTTCCGGATCTGCCGCTCGAAGTACCGCTGCCGCTGCGAGTCCTCGTACGTCCCCCGCGACGGCTGCACCGACGGGACCCGGGACACACCCGGCAGGTACGCGGACACCGTGTGCCGGCAGTTCGGGTGCATCAGCCCCGCCGCCCGCGCCTCCGGCAGCGACCCCGCCACCCTGACGGTGACCATCTCGCCGTCCTCCGTCGCGTGCTCCACCTGCACCGACCGCGCCCCAGGCTGCCCAGTGCGGGTGAGGATCTTCCGCTCCCACGGACGGCACAGATCGCACTCCTCCGGCGCCTGCGACACGATCACCAGCTCCACGCCGGCCGCGCCGAGCCGATCCGTGTGCGCCTCGACAGCCGCGCGGCCGACAGCGGAGCGCATCGCCATCTCGACGTACGTGCGCAGCTCCCAGCCGTGGCCCCGTGAGTCGACGAAGCCCTTGATGCCCCGCCCGGCGAAGTCGTCCAGCGCGGCCTGCGCGGCCTGGCGCCGGGTCTGCGCGCCGAGCACGGGCGCGGCGGCGGCCCGGGACACGACGTCGCGGTACGCGTCCATCGTGGCCCGCAGCATCCGCAGATGGACGGGCCCGGTGTCGGCGATGACGGCCTGCGCAAGACGGTCGACGACCGGTGCGGTGGGCAGCGCGGTCGCTGCGGCGGCAGCCTGGCCGACGCCGAGCGCCCCCAGCTCGGCGACGGCCGCCTGCTGCCCCCGGTCGTACGCCTCGGCGAGGGCCTGCCCGATCGCTCCGGACGCGTCGATCTGGAGTGCGGCGATCACCTCGTCCACCGCCGCCCGCAGGTTGCCGACCGCGGCCAGCTTCAGCTGCACCCACACCGGGGAGTTGATGCCCTCGGCCAAGGCCCGCCGGATCTTCTCGATGAGCACGCCCTCGGCGGCCTCGTACAGGTCGGCGACCGCTGTCGCGAGGTCTTCGGCCATGGCCGGGGACACGGGCACGGCCGACCACCCCTTCCTACGGAAGCGCGCCGGTCTGCATCGGATCAGGCACCGCCATGCCCTGCTCCTGCCGGATCCGCTCGACCTCCACGGCCACCTGCTCGTCGTCCCACTCGGGGTGGGCCATCCGCACAAGCGTGTCCGTCGAAGCCGCCTGCGCCCGCCTGAGCACGTCCGCGGTGTTCGCCAGCGACAGCGCATCCTCCTGCACGCTGTCCTCGAACTCGACCGTCGGCCGCTGCGGAGTGAGCCCGCCGCCGAACGCGTACTGGTCTACGGCGAGGAGCGCCTCCACCAGATGCGCCAGCGCCGGCCGCCAGCGCAGCACCTTCTTCCCGCGAGTCGTCATCGAGCGCCGCTCCCGGGCGGTGACCTCCGTGGCAGTGACGGCGACATCGCCGCCGATCCCGAACGTCTGCCCCGAGTAGCCGGCCGACCGGAGGATCTGGTTGACGAGATCCTCCGCCGTGTCCCGGTGCTCCTGCACCCGGATCGCGAACTGCGCCACGGTCAGGGCGAAGCCTTCGCCGGCGCGCAGTACGTTGACCCCGGCGAACGCCTCCTGGTCCGGGTTCCAGCTTGCCCCGCGCCCGGGACCGTTGGACTCCAGGTACGTCTCCGGGACGACGATGCGGCCCTTGCCGAGGCGGATGTCCCGCATCCAGCTGGAGTAGGTCTCGTCCAGGGCGTCCATGAGCGGCTCGACACCGTCGAGGTCGGAGCGCCCCCAGTCCTTCAGCCGAGGGTGGCAGCGCCACCGGCGGCTGCTCTGGTTGGGGATGTAGACCACGTCGAGGCCGTCGTATCCGGTCTCGACCGCGCCCTCGTCGGTCACCACGGTGGCGAACCCGGCAGTCTCCTCCGAGTCCTCCAGCGGCACCGGCCGGCCGAGCTTGTCCTTCGTGCCCTGGTACAGGCCGTGCAGGATGCGGCCCGGCTCATGACGCTGGAGCCACCGCCAGACCTGACCGTCCTCCTCGCGGACGACCCGCCAAAACGTGACCGCGCTGAGCCTGCCCCAGGTGAACTCCGGCAGCGCGCGGTCGGCGTGCTCGGCGGTGATCCAGGCGCGGTCGGCGACGTCCTTGTCGTACACCGGGCGGAGGTAGATCCCGCCGAGCGCGGCGCCGATCTCGGCTGCGGTCTGGAGGGTGGCGAGCATCCCGTCATCGGCGAGGACGTCGAGGCGCGTCTGTGTCGTCTCGTCGTCCACGGTGAACCGCGGCGGTTCGCTGAAGAGGAGGTCCGCGCTGCCGCCGCAGAGGTCGCCGGCGATCGGCACATGGAGTTTCGTGCGTCGCTCGCCGGGTGCGGTTGGGGTGCCCCACCACCAGCGGGCCATGCGGCCGAGCACGCCGCCGGCGTACTGGAGGCGCTTCGGGTCGGGGCCGCCGCCGGTGCTTCCGCCGTACAGGGTTTCCAGGCGGTTGGGGTCGCCGCTCCACCAGGTGTCCCAGGTGTGCATGGCGTCGAGGGCGGGGCCGAGGTACGGGGGCGGCCAGGCCATGTCGCCCATGGGCAGAGGCATCAGGCTGCCACCTCCAGTCTGGTCGGTAGGTATGGCCGCCACAGGGCCTCTGTCGTACGGACGCCGTAGCGCAGCGCGTCGCACGAGTGGTCGTTCTCCTTGATCGGCCGGTCCTCGCCACGCTCCGCCGCGCCGTCGTCCCAGGAGTAGCCGGGCAGCTCGTCGATGAGGCCCTGCGCGGACTCGTGCACCAGCAGGTCACCGGTCGAGAACAGGTTGCTGACCGTCCTGATCCCGTCGATGACCGTGTTGTCGGCCGAGGTCACGCCCCTGACGCCGTCGCGGTGCAGCTGCTCGATGTACGAGGCCGCCGACGGGTCCACGATCGTCCACTCCGGTGCCACACCGACCACGTTCGTCTCCGGTTGCGGCACCCGCGCCAGCCACGCCCGACGCGCCTGCGAGTACTCCGAGTCCGTCATCTGACGGCGTGCGAGGCGCGAGTCGTGCCGGTACTCGCTGACGACGTACAGCTTCCGGTCCGCGCCCACACCGATCAGCAGGTCGGCGTACGGGTTGGTGGTGCCGTAGTCGATCGAGTCGCACAGCCACCGGTCGATCCTCGGCAGCGTCTGGACGACGTGCCGCTCGGTGTCGAACATCTCGTAGATGGCGCCCTCGGACTGCACCCAGTGCCCGGAGATGAACCGCCGGTACCAGAGGCCGACGTACTCGGCCTTCAGCGAGGCGACGTACGCCGCGTCGAGGGCCGGGTTGTCGTCGAGGGTGAAGTGCCACTCGCGGAGGTCGAGCTGCCCGGCCCGGTCGAGGAACTCCTTCTTCAGCCAGTGACCGGGGTTGTCGGGGTTGGTCGTGGCCAGCAGACGCGCGCCCGGGACCGAGAGGCGGCCGAGGAGCTGGTTCCAGAAGCCGCGCGGGATCAGCGTCGCCTCGTCCACCAGCGCCAGGCATGCGGTCAGGCCCCGGAGACGGCCCTCCGCTCGGGAGTCCGCCGCGCCGATCAGGTGGATCGTGCGGCCGAGGATCGTCGCCGTGGTCGCGCCGCGGGTGTGGACGACGAGCTTGGCCACCGGCCCGAAGAGGGCCTCGTCCTGCAGCGGGTCCAAGACGTTCCGTTCGATCGTCTGCAACGACCGGCCCACGATCACGATCAGCCCGGACGCCGGCGCCGCGGCCACCGCGATGAGGAACGCGACCAGGCTCGCGATCGTCTTTCCCGATCGGATGGCCCCGTGCCACACGCAGATACGAGCCGTGGCCTCGGCGATCGAGCGGATCTGCTTCCGGGACAGCGGCAGCGAGTCGAGCATCAGCCCTCCTCGCTGTCGTCCCCTCCACCGTCGAGGCCAGCCAGTTTGTTGAGGCCTTCGGCGAGGGTGCCGAGCATCGAGCGGGCGGCTTCCACTCCGGGGTCGCCGTCGATGGCTTCGAGCTTGACGGCCTGGTTCAGGTACTGGGTGATGGCCCCGGCGAGCGCCTTCTCCTCCTGGCCTGGTACGTGGTCGAGACGTTCGGTCTCGATGCCGTTGACCGTGCTGGTGGTGAAGGGGAAGCCGCCGCGCTCGGCCGCGTCGAGGTGGTCGAGGAGCTTCTCCACTCGGCCGTATGCCCGCTCGATGATGGCGGCGCGGCGTGCCTTGGCGTCGACCTTGCGGGCTTCGGTGGCGACGGCGGTAGCGGTCCGGTCGAAGTTGAGCTGCAACTGCTTCGCGTACACGCTGATGGTGCGCGGTGAGCGCTGCATCAGGGTCGCGATCTCGTTGCGTCCCTTACCTTCGGCGTGGAGGCGGCGGAGTTCGAGGAACTCTTCCTCTTCGAAGGGGCCGCCCTTGCTGGTCTTCGCTGCGACCATGGCCACCTCCCTCGGGGCGTGCGAAGGCCCGGCCGCTCCCGTGTCAAAAGCGGCCGGGCCAGTCAGTGGTGTGCGGTCAGACGTTGCAGAAGCCGCTGCTCCTCAAGGCCTCGTTGATGGCCTTGCCCTGCGCCTCCGTCGTGGTGACGTCCTCGTACGTGAAGCGCTGCGACGCCGTCCAGTCCAGCTTGCCGCCGCCTCCGTTGATCGACATGCACTGGTTACGGGCGGCGTCGATAGCGTCGTCCTCGTACTTCACGACGTCGGGCGCGGCCTTCGCGAGGGCGTCGAGGAGCTGCTGGCGCTTCTCGCCGGTCGGCTCGGGCGGGAGGCCGGCGCTCTTGGCGGCGTCGTCCTTCTGTTCCTGGGTCAGTTCCTGCTCGGAGGCGCTGGCCTTCGGCTTGGTGTCGGCCTCGTCGTCGCTGCTGCTGGAGCAGGCGGTGAGGGCGAGGAGCGCGGCCGCGGCGAGGGCTGCGGCGGCGGTGCGGGTGTTCATGGTCCCCCCTGGGACTGGATGTGAGATACGGGGGCCATGATGCCTTGCCGAGTGCTTCCGGTTTCGGGCACGCCAGATCTGCGGCCCATGGTGCGACATGATCACCCGGAACGTCAAGCTAGGTTGAGGTTCCGGCGGTCGCCCGGTGCTCCTCGACAACGCGCTGCACTTCCTTGTCGGCCACGTCCTCGCGGATGGTGAACCAGATGCCGCCTGCGGCGTCTTCGCGTCCGTGGGCGGGCGCGCGGTCGTCGGGATGGGGCATGTGATCATCCCCTAAAACGACGAAACCCCCGCTCGGGGCGGGGGCCGTGTGGCGTATGGGCACAAGTGTGCTGCTGGCACCGGATTATGCAGTGCTGATCGTTTGATGTCCAGCAGGGGTGTGGGGAGTGCCAGGCTTCTGAGGCATCAGGAGCCTGGCGCCCCGACTGGGCCGCGGGGCTGCGACCCTATGCGAGTCGGACTGTGACGCTCGGCATCTCTGCCTTAGCGACCATGACCGCTGTCCGTGCAGCCTCTTCGTCGTCGATCAGGACCGTAATGGTGTGCTCGCCTGGGTTCTCCAAGATCATGCCTCTGATGGGCACGACCAGTGGCAGCTGCGGCAACGAGCTGTCGTCAGTCGGCTGGACATCGATCGCTGGCCCTTCCCAACCAAAATCTGCGCGTCCCACTTCAGTGCCGTCATGGTCAGCCACGATGACAGACAGCGAGTGCTTCCCTGCGAAGTCGTTTAGGTCCTCCGCCTGAACGAGCAGCGCAAGATCTAGGTCAGGTGAGCCGGGCAGGACGAGTGAGCAGCGAGTGACGCCCGCCCCCAAGATGTGCAGCAGTCCCTCTCTGACCGTGGCACGGTCGCATAGAACTGCCATGTTGAGCTTCACGCTGTGTCGCCTGCTTCCATCGCTGTCGCCGTATCGCGCATGGATACGGAGTTCGGCGCGGTGGTGTTCGTGCCTTGGGTGATGCCTCCGGTCGCGGCAGCTACGGCAGCTGCGCCGACGAGGATGGGGGCCATCACCTTGTAACGGATCCAGCTGGCGTTGGAAGAGGTGGACTGTCGACGTTCTGCGAGAGCGACGGTCCGAGGCTGCGGCACAGGGACTGGGACGTCGTCGGTCATGGCTGACCAGTCGACATCGAGGTATGCCACGCCGTAAGCGATCTTCCGGACGACTGCTGGGGCAGCGACCTCGTCCTCTGACTCGAACGCAGTGACGGTGTCGCCCACCGCAACGTGACCATCAGCGTCGGACAGGTAAGCAGGCACGTGCCCCGCTTCGTCCCGGGCGTTCAGGTCGATCTCGATACGCACGCGGGGGCGGGTGGAGGTCACTTGGTGGCCCATGCCGGGTTCCTCCTCACTCCGGATGCCAGAACAGCTTCCAGCCTCTTAACGTCCATTTCGCGCAGTTCGTTACCGAGGATCACATCATGATGATGCAGTGGCGGCTCTGAGCGTTCCACTCGGAACCCTTCCTCCTCAAGTCGCCGCTGAGTCGTGATGGCCACTTTCTTGCCCTGGACGGGTGCTGTCCTGCAGATCGTGGTGATCAGTTCATCGACGCTGGTTTCATCATTGGGCCGGACAATACCGAACGTCGAGATGGCGTAGGTCGGAGGCTTCCCTTCCGCGCGCAGACGGTCGTAGTCGCGCGCAGCCTTCTCCATGATCTTTTCCGCGCTGAACGGCGCAAACCGTACAACCATGAGATCCCCCGCCAGAACGTCTGTCACGCCGTCCAAGCTACAGCAGCAGGGAGGAGGGCCTCCGAATGCGGCCGGGCGCTCAGCGACGAGAGTGCTGCAGCGCCCGGCCGTAGCGGCGCTACTTCTTCGTGGCCGGCTTCTCGTTCTGCTCGAGCATCGCGCGGTCGGACTGCGCGGTGTACTCCGCTCGCTGTGCTGGGGTCCAGTCGGCGACCTGCTTGGGCAGGGAGTCGACGACCTGGTCGAGCTTTGCGGTCTCGCTCATGCGGCTGAGGATGCCCATGATGGTGCTCCTGTCTCGCATTCGGGATGGGTGGAACCGGGGTCGGGCCGGAGCGTCTTGGCGGATGGAGCGGCCCGCCCCGGGGCTTAGCGGCCGACGGTTCCGCGTCGGCGGTGGGTGTCGGCGAGGTCGTAGATGATCAGCCCGCCATTGGTGCGCCGTACAGCGATCCCCTTCTGTGGGTCCTCCGGGCTGCTGTCGTCGTCGTTGTCGTCGGCGGGCTGGCCTGCACCGACAACACCCGGAGAGGGATCGGCAGGGGCTGGAGAGGGGCACTCGTCCCAGCGCAGGCCGGCCGCCGACGACCGCCCGGTCTGCCGCACGTCCTTGACCGGCCACCCCATCTCGGCCGCCGCGGCGCGCACCCGGTCGGTGGTCGTGGCGAGGTGCTGGGCGAGGGGAACGAGCTGGGCGTGCGGGGTGCCGATGTCGCGGACCGCAGCGATCAGCGCGACGGGTGAGACTGGGGGCGGCCCGGCGGGGGCCTGGGGGACGGCGCGCTCGGGGCTCGCGTCGTCCGCCGGCTGCTCGCCGTCGGCCGGCGCCTCGGAGGCCCGGCGGCTCGGGGCCCAGTCCTCCCGGCCGCACCGGTACGCGGCGACGACCCACAGGCCAGCCGCGCCCCACATCAGCCACGGCGCCGCGCCCGTCTCGACGCGGACGTACACCGCTGCTGCCACGGCCGTGACGATCTTCCGGAGGAGCGCGGCCGCGGCGACGAGCGCGGCCAGGCGCAGGACCCAGCTGATGCCGGACGCCCCCGCGAGCCAGCTGGTGGCGCGGCGCCACACTCGGAGGGCGGCGTGCAGGGCGCGGCTGACGAGGTGGGTGGCGAGGCGCGTGGATCCGGTGGCGATCTGCTGCGCGGCCTGGCGGATCCACTGCATCGTCGTCGGGGTGCTCATGCGATCTCGCCCTTGGCGATGCCGTTGATGGCCCAGGCGCCGAGGCCATTGGCGCCCTCGACGACCTGCTGGGCGATGAGGGCGGCGGTGCCGGTGGAGACGCAGAGGAGGCAGCCGATGAGGACGCCCTTCCACCACTTGCCCTTGACGGCCTTGGCGATCTGCTTGCGCAGCAGCCACAGGGTGACGGCCAGGGCGGCGACGACGATCGCGCCGTACCCGTCGATGCGTGGGGTGGCGGCGGTGCCGAGGGTCTGGGAGGGGGCGCCGGTGAGCCACTTCATGGCGACGTCGCCCACCGAGTTGCCGCCCCAGCGGAGGACGCCGGCGAGGGTGCCGAGGAGTCCGGCGGGGCAGGCGATCATCAGGATGCCGCAGACCATGCCGAAGCCGAGCGGGATCAGGGCCTTGGGGTCGCGGGCGGCGCCGCCTCCGTCGTCTCCCTTGCCCTTGCCGCCGCCCTTGCCGCCCTTGTGCCAGCGCCACAGCTCGGCGGCGAGCAGGGCCAGGCCGAGGGCGAACCCGGCGGTCGAGATGGTCGTGGTCGTGTACTGGCCGGCGGCCACGGTGACGTTCATGCGGGCTTCACTCCGGTGAGGGCGTAGACGAGCGTGGTGATCGGGAGGGTGAGGACGGTGCCGAGGACCGCGGCCCACAGCAGGAACCGGACGCCAGCCGCGCGGAACTTCGGGAGCCACAGGTCCGGGTCGGCGTGCAGGGCCTCCACCCGGCGGGCGTTGTCGAGGACTCCGAGGACGACGAGGGGGATGGCGGCCATGACCCAGGCGCCGGCGAGGGACTCCTCGTCGCGGACGGAGGCGAGGAGCGCGCCCCACGGTCCGGCGAGCGTCAAGGACTGGAAGGCAAGGGCCGCGTTGTAGCCCCAGCGGATCCGCCGCCACCAGCGCGGACCGGGCTCCGGATCGGGGACGGCCAGCCATCCGCCCTGCTCGATCGTGACGGTGACGTGGACGTCGACCGGTACGGGCGGCGGCGGTCCGGACAGTCCGGATCCGTTCCGCCACCAATCCGGTTCGGCGGGCGGGGCCGGAGGCGCGGGTGGTGGAGGCGGCGTCGGGGGCGGCGTGGGCATGGGCTGTCCGGCCGGGATGATGCGCGTCGGGACGATGGGCTGGCGGTCGGTCACAGCACACCTGCGCAGGCGAAGGACACGACCAGGACGACGGCCCAGGCACAGCCGACCAAGACGCGGCCCTCGTCGAACGCGCGGCAGGCGATGACGACCGAGCAGACCGCGAGGACGTAGGCGAGCGGCGGCATGGCGACGAGGGCCAGGAGCAGCAGGCCGGGCAGGGCGATGGTGACCGCGAGCCCGGCGAGGGTGGCGAGGTGCCAGCCTCGGTGGCGGAGGAGTAAGGCGGTGGTGACGCCGGAGGCGAGTCCGGCGAGGCAGATGGCGAGCAGCAGCATGGCGGCGGCTTTCAGGTCAGGAGGTTGGCGAGCGCGTGGAGGGCTGCGAGGAGGAAGCAGCCGCCAGCCACGGCTACGCCGACGGTGACGACGGGGCCAGGGAGGGTGCGGGGCTGCCAGGCGACGACGGCGAGCGCCAGCCCGGCGGCGACGATGGTGAGGAAGATGAGGGCGAGGAAGAGTCCGGCAGCCGCGGTCATCAGCCGGCCGTCTTCTTCAGCAGCCGGAGGTAGCGGCTGATGGTGTCCGGGGAGGGCATGCTGCCGGTCACCTTGGCGACGTACCGGGCGCATGCCTTCTCGTCGCGGAATCCGGCGTCCCAGGCGATCCGGACTGCGTCCTTCGTGGTCACGGCGCCGGGCCGGAGCGTAAGAATCTCGGCGTCCGGATCGTCCGCGGACTCGTCCGGACGGTCCGGATCGGCGGATCCGCGGTCCGCGTCCAGGGCGATCCGCTCGGCGGCGGCGAGCGCCCGAGCCCGGGTGACGCGCCGGCGGACGGGAACGCGGGCGAGTTCGACGGCGGCCTCCGACAGCTCCTGCTCGAAGAACGTGGCGTCCCGCTTCGACAAGGGGGCGGCCTGGAAGTCGAGGACGACCGCCCACAGGCCCTTCGCGAGACCGGAGACGACCGCGCCGACGATGCCGGTGGCGGCGTTCCCGGCGATCCAGCCGTGCGCGGCGACCGCGCCCATGGCCACGGCGAGCGACAGGTAGCCGCCGATCTTGGCCTTGCGGACGCGGTCGGGGGTGTACCGGCCGAGCCACTCGATGATCGTGCAGCCGATCCAGACGAGGTCGAAGAGGATCGCTGCGCCGTACGCGGCGGCGGCCGGGGTGACGCGGTGGAGGAGGTCGCCGATGGAGGCGGTGGAGAAGCCGACGCAGCCGAGCAGGGCGAGGGCGACGATGCCGGTGACGACGTTGAGGCCGAGTCGGTCCCAGTCGCGGGGCGGCAGGGGGATGTCGGTGTGGACGTCGTCGGGGACCAGGCGGGTGGTGCCGTCGATGGTGTGCGGGACGAGCTGCTGCCGGGTGATGCGGCGGGTCTTCACGGTGCTGCTCCTGGGCGGTGGGGTGGCCAGGCCCGCGTGGGGGATGTCGCGGGCCCGGCCGGACGGGGTGGTCAGCGGCGGAGTGCGGCCCCGGCGACCATGGCGAGGTAGTGCGCCTGCGCGATGGCGGCGTATGCCTGTGAGGTGGCGGCGTATGCCTGGGCGCGCTGGGCGGCGTGCTCGGTGTTGGCCTCGGCGAACTGAGCGGCCTTGTCGGCGTTCTCGGCGGCGAGCTGCTCGGCGCGTTCGATGTCCACGGGTTCCTCCTCGGGGGGGCCGGGCTGTCCGGCTCCCCTCACCGCCCGGGCGGGCCGGGCGGATCGGGCAGCCGTCAGCGGGCGGGCCGGTACCAGCCGCCGCGGCGGTCCTGGGCGCGGTCGCGGTCCTCCCACGCCTGGCCCTCGCGGGCGGCCTTGCGGGCGCTGCTGGTCTTGTGGCGGCGGAAGCGGCCGGCGTCGCCGGTGACCGAGGTGCCGGCGGCGGGGTAGTCGCGGCTGGACTGCGCGCGGCGGAAGAGGCCCATCAGCTGTGCCCCCGTCCCGAGCAGGCGCCGCAGGCCCGCCAGACGCTGACGTGGCCGCCGTCCTCCGTGGGGGTGGTCTCGACGTGGCCGCCCTGGCCGCCGCAGCCCTGGCAGGCGGGGCCCTCGTAGCTCATGCGTTCACCGCCGGGCGGGCCTCGGTGGTGAACACGAAGATCGTGTCGAGCCAGTCCGAGTCGGGGATGCGGACGACGCGGAGGGGCTGGCCGTCGCGGTCGACGGTGTTCCACTCGTCGATGGGGGTGCCGGCGGCCCGCTCATGGGCGATGAGCGTGTTCGCGTTCTCGGGGGTGTTGGTGCCCCAGCGGCTGCCGTGGTTGTCGTACGCGATGGCGATGGGGCTGGGCGGCTGCGGGGGCTTGTCGGTACCGTGTTCCACGTCGTTTCTCCTGGTCGCTCAGGGGATTCGGCACCCCGGCCCATATGGAGCGGCAACTCCGGGCCGGGGCTTTGTTGTTGTGCGGTGCGCGGGCGTTCATCCGGCACTGTATGGTGACCATACACCAGATGTGCGGTCACCATACAGCTCTCTGGGAAGGGCCCGCCGGATCAGGAAGGTGCGGGCGTGGCAGACGATCAGGAGGTGCAGCGGGTGTTCGATGCCCTCGACGCCGTTGAACGCATCGCCGACCCGGAGGCGCGGTCACGCGCGCAGGCGCAGATCACGGCGGCGACGAAGGAGCGGGCGGCCCGGTGGACGGCGGAGCGCGCCGAGCTGGCTCAGCGGCTGCGGGATGAGGAGGGGGAGTCGGTGCGCGGAATCGCGAAGCGGCTCGGGGTGAAGCCAGCCACGGTGCAGGATCTGCTCCGTGGCTACAAGGGGTCGGGACAGAACCGGCCCAGAGCTGGGGAGGGCGCGGATGGATGATCTGGTGCAGTGGCTGCGTGCGCAGCTCGACGAGGACGAGGAGATCGCACTCGCGCCCACCCGGGCGACATGGGCTTCGAGGGAGTGGTCGTTCAGCCTTGTGGGTGACGACCCGCACGTGGACCTCGGCACGGTCCACCTTGATCGCGTGAGCAGTCTCAATGAAGCGGAGATGCGGCACATTTCGCGGCATGATCCGGCGCGTGTGTTGCGAGATATCAGCGCCAAGCGGGAAGTGCTCGACTTCGTAGAGCGCCGCCTACGCGACTCCGCTGAGCGCGACTATCTCGTCAACGGCCCGGCGAAGATGGCTTTGACGGCCCTTGATCCGGTCGTCCGGTACCTCGCAACGGCGTACTCGGACCGGCCCGGCTATCGGGAGGAGTGGCGGCCGGAGCCAGAGTAGACCGTTCGTGTCGATGCCCCGTCTCGGTGGGTCGAGGCGAGGGCATCGTCATGCTCGCCGAACGGGCGACACCGAGTGTGCACCCTGACCTAGCGGGGGACCCGGCCGGAGTCCGACGGTGTGACCCTTCAGCAGGCCCCGCCGGACACCGGGCGCCTGACTTCAGACCGTAGGTCGCGGCGCCCGGTCACGTGAGGACAACCGGTACTCGCCGACGGGCCCCTGCGATGGCACGGCCGGCGAGTGCGCGGGCCGCTCGTAGCGGTAGCGGCGGAGGATCTGCCGCCAGGCGCGGGCGGCGACGGGGTACGGACGGTGGGCCATGGCGGACAGGATGGCAGACGATCACCGCGGGTCCGGCCACTCCGTCAACACGACGCCGGTCTCCTCGTCGGTGAGGGTGACGCGGGCGCCGGGCCGGTCACCGTTCTCGCCGACCCACGCGGCGAACTTCCTGCAGGCGGTCTTCTCGCTGGCCCACCAGCCGTGCATGAGAGGCCGCCCGTCGGTGATCAGGGTGACGCGGTAGCGGCCGGCGGTCATGCGAGCCGGATTCCGCGCGCGGTGCCGGGCTGCCGGTGGATGGCGCCTTTCGTCTCCAGCTCGCGCAGCTGGTAGTGGACCGAGGACGGCCGGAGCCCGACCTGCTCGGCGATCTCGGCGACGGTGGGGGCGTCGCCCTGGTCGGTGATGGCCAGGCGGATGACGCGGAGGATCTCTTCCTGTCGTGGGGTGAGGTATTCGACGCGGTGCTGGGCCATGCCTTCAGTAGAAACCTTGTTCGATTTTTGGCGCAAACTGATCTATGTGACCGATCTGCCACCTGACCTGCCGCGGCTCCGGACCCTGGAGACGTGGCTGGCCGACGCCCTCGACGAGGTGCGGGAGGCGATCGCGCGGGCGGAGCAGCGGGAGCGCGAGGCGGCGTACGGGCGTGAGCACCGGCCGCCGCCACCGGAGTGGCTGCTGGAGCAGGGCCTGAACCGGGAGGCGCCGCCGGTGCAGGTGCACGTCGGCGGCTGCTGGAACGCAGGCAAGCGGTCGAAGGGTGTCGGTCGGGACGACGCGCTGCGTGCTCTCGCGGCCGGAGTGCGGGCGTGCTCGGCGTGCCGACCGGACACGGAGCTGGGCTACCTCGACATCTAGCCCTATAACGCCCCATATCGGGTGAATAGTGGCACACGGTAGGGGCACTCCGTCCCCGGAAGACCCCCCGCAGGACGGAGCACAGCATGATCGTCAAGAAGTTGCACGACATGGGCGTCAAGAGCGAACACGCCTACCTGGCCGCCTTCGCCTCCATCGGCCTCACCGTCGCAGCCTGGGCCACCAGCCTCAAGGTCGAGCCCGGCGTCAACGTCGACCGCGCCGACCGCTGGGGCCTCTTCGTCGGCGAATGGGCGCCCACCTTCTTCGGCCTCGGCGTTGCGCTCTCCCACTACGAACAGCAGGACGGCAGCCTCACCCATATCCACGAAGCCTGAGCTAGCCACAGCATCGCGGCAGTGTCTGCCCCTGGCAGAAGGGGCGGGCACTGCCGCGTCGCCACGCCAGCGGCCGGCCAAGTCGAGTGGGGCGGCGGCGGGCCGGACGTCTGGAGCACTGGCGTCCGTCACGACGCGCCGTCGGCCAGAACTTCCTTCAGTTCTCCGTTCGGGCTGAGCGACCATCGGACGCCATCTACGTCGGTGAAGTACGCCGTCATCAGCGGATTACTTCGTACGGTGTCTCGTGTGACGACCGGCGAGAGGCACAGGATCGCTCTCCGAGGCCCCAACCGCTGCACGCGCACTTCTGCGTGCTGAGCACCACGTCGTTGCCTGCGGTCCTCCTCCCAGCTGTAGACCTCCGTTGCCGTGTGGTCCCCGAAGCGCGCCTCTACGTCCGTCACAGGTGCGTCGCTTCGGTTGCTCAGCACAAAGCGTCCGCGGAAAGAGGGCTCCGGAGCGTCTTCGGGACCCGACACAGAGTCCGTCTGCCACGAAGCCTCATCCAAGTGGACTTGTCTTGCCTGAGCCCATTTACGTTCCTCGGCCGTCGCCCGCAACGCGACGCGCTCCAACTCCAGGTTCTGCCGCTGCTCGTCCATGAACCGCGTCTGCTCCGCGATGAACGCTTGCTGCTCGCCGATCTGCTGCCGCTGGCTGGTGATCGTCTGATAGGCGAACCAGGCCGCGCCGATCGCGCCGCTCGCGCCGATCCAGGTCGGCACGTCCCCCAGCCATTCCGGCACGCTCACGCCCGCCCCCTCCGTCTCGTCTGCTTCAACCGACATGGACGCTCGCTCGACTTCACAAGTTCCACTCAAAGGCAGCGAAGGCCGACTCTCCAGCGAAAGTGGGCTCCTTCAGGCTTCGGGGACATCCCAGAGACCGGGGGGTTCCCGCAGTTCCAGGAACTCGGCTGGCAGGCCGATGGCCCTTGCGAGATCGGAAAGGTTCTCCTCCGTCACGTTGAAGGCCTTCATTACGAGCTCCCCAGTCCGCTTATCGATGATGTGGCTTAGCTGGGCGGCGGCGCCGACTACGACCCCGTAACTACGCATTTCGTAGCCGAACTGCTCGCCGAGCGCCTGGGCTTTGGCCAGGCAGTCCCGCTGAAAGTCGGCGCTCGGCGAGTCGGTGCCCTCATGGAAGCGTGCATCTATCCACCCCTTGGCCTCCTCATCGAGGTTGGGGGACGGGGAGTTCTTGTAGTGGGCCGCGATCGACTCCCGTGCGAAGGCGTCGAGAAGCGCGGCCCGCGCCTCGTAGGGTCCTGAAAGTTCAACAGTGAATGCACCTTTGACGGTCATCCGAGCAGACTAAGGCTCGTCACTGACAACCGTTGCGGCACTTGATCAAGCGGCGATCATGCCGCCCTCCGTCCAGATCCGTCCGCACCCCGTGCAGTGCGCGACCGGCACCCGCCCTTCACCACCGTGCACGTCGATCTGTCCGCCGCACCCGCAGCGCTGCTCCAGCGTCCGCTGCTGCGCCGCGATGTCCAGCGCCCGCTCGACCCGGGCCGCGGCGCCAGCCGCGACGTTCCCGATGCGCTGCTCCTCCTGCTCGGTGATCGGCCGGCACGGGCCGGGCGCACGCTTGATGCGGGCGAGGAGCCACAGCGCGGCGTGCGGTGCGGTGCGGCGGCCGGTGTACCTCCAGCGGCGCGGGTCGACGAGGTCGGCGTGGGCCAGCTCGGCGCGGCGGGCCCGGTCGGCTGCAGCGATGTCGGCCTCGCGCTGGGTGAGGTACGGGTGCGTCGCGGTCCGGCGCGCGGTCGGCCCGGCGATGGGTGCGCGCTGGACGTGGTGGGCGATGTCGTCGGCGCACTGGACGAGGGCGGCCTCCACCAGGCGCATGGTGTCGAGGATGTGGAGCCGGACGGGGACGGGCCGCTCGCCGATTTGAAGCGGGTCGCGTTCCTGGGCGCGGAGGTGCGCGGCCTGGTGGCGTTCGTACTCCAGCTGCTCGGCGTCGGCCTGGTCGAGGCGGGCGAGGTAGCCGCGGAGGCCGAGCCCGAACGCGCCGTACTGCGTTGGGGCGCTGGCGGCTTCGTGGAGGTCGGTCCAGTGGAGGGCGACGGTGCGGAGGTGGGTGGCGGTGGTGTTCATCGTGCGCTCCGGTGTGCAGGTGGGGCGTAGGGTGATCTCCACCGGATGGGGCGTGCCGTGGAGCTGGGGAGTTCGAGGGCGCGCCCCTTCGTTGTGTGCAGTTACTCGGCTTCGAGAAGCCGGATCAGAGACGCGGTGACGACCCGCTTGGCGCCCAAGTCGAGGACGCGGACGGGCGCCTCGCCCCGTCGGATCAGGTCGTACAGCTTGGTCTTCCCGATGCCGAGCGCTCGGGCCGCCAGTGCCACGTCGATCGTGGCTGGCCAGCTGCGGATCTCATCGAGCGTCGGGGCTTCGTCGGCCATGGTCACTTCTCCGTGATCTGGTCGGCGGGCTGGATGGCGTCGTGGAGTTCGACGAGGCGGGCGTCCCACCAGCGGGTCACTGGAGTGCCGAGGGGCGGCGGTCCGGCCTTCACCCACTGCTCGTGCAGGGCGATGACGCGGGTGATGGTGTCCTCGGCGGACCGGTGGAGAGCGGCGAACACGCGGGCGGTCTTCTCGACGTTGATCGGGTGCTGCGGGTGGTCGAGGTCGGCCATGGGCCCGTACGCCTGGGCGAGCACGGCGACGGCCCGCTCCGTCTCGGCGTCGTACTGCCGGATGGCCTCGGTGAGAGTCGGCGGGATGAGCGGGCCGTCGTACTCGTCGTCGGGGGCGGTCGCGGCGGGGGCTGGTGCCGCAGGGTCAACGGCGTCGGCTCCGCCCGCTTCGCCCACCTCCAGCAGCCGCCCGTTCTGCCGGATCACCTCGGCGAGGTCGGCGTGGGAATACGGGTCGTCGTCCTCCATGAAGCCGATGTCGCACAGGGCGCGGCGGATGTCGTCGAGTTGATGCTCCTTCGCCCGACGGGCTTGGTGGGCGAGGCGGAGCCGAATCTCGGCGGGCTGGTCGGTCACTTGGTCCTCCGTGCTGCGCGCTTCATCGCGCGCCGGGTCTTCCGGTTCGGTCGGGGGTCGGGTGCGTCGTCGTCCACCAGCTGCTCGACGCGGACGACTTCGGTCTGCCAGGTGACGCCCGGGGCGGGCGCGTGCTCGCCCCGGGGAGTCGACGACGGGCCGCTCACGCTGCGCTCGCCTGGTCTCGGTCGGTCCCGAGCAGCTGCTCGTCGGCGGCGGCCGCGGCGTCCAGTGCGGCGTGCCGGGCCCGCTGCCGCTGCTCGTCGCGGCGGTACGAGTCGGCGACGCCGAGGAACACGCCGGCGCCGATGACGCCGGGCAGGGCGTACGCCCAGTGCTCGTAGGCGAGGAGGGCCGCGGTGATGGCGAGGACTGCGGCGGTGAGGCGGCAGGCGCGGGCGGTGCGCTGCGCAGTAGTCACAGGTAGCTCCCGGTCAGGCGGACGGTGCGGATGGTGTGGCGCTGTACGGCGGTGAGGCCCTGGCCCCACAGGTCCGGGTCGAGCGGCCGGCGCGCGCGGCGGCGGGGCCGGGCGACGCAGTGGCACGCGGTGGTGGGTGCGGTGGCGGGGATGAAGTGCCCTCGGGTGCAGCGGCGGGTCATCGGCTCCTCCGGGCGAGGTTGGTGAGGGCCCGCCCGGCCCGGCCGAGGCCGAGCAGGGCGAGGCTGCTGAGCGGGAGGGCGACGACAGCGACGCCCAGGAGGCGGGCCATCAGGCGGCTTCCTCGTAGTCGGGCTCGCGGCGGGCCCAGCGCGCGGCGGCGGTACGGCTCCGCGCCCAGGCCGGCCGGTGCGGGCCGCGGACGGCACGCCAGGCGAGGCGGACGGTGCCGTAGACGATCGCGGCGATCGAGTACAGGGCGAGGGTGGCGGTGGCGGCGAGGAGGAGGAGCCAGAGGCCGCCGGCGAGGAGGAGGGTCCAGAGGGTGTCGAGGGCGTCGGCGAGGATCACGGGCGCGCCCCGTTCTTCGGCGTGCCGCAGTAGCCGCAGATGAGGTAGCCGAGCGGTTCGTCCATCTCGCCGCGGGCCTGCACCGTGTTGCATACGTGGTCGGGCTCGTCGTGCCGCGCCCCGGCGGCGGGCTGCTCCCACTTGGCGCGGATGGCGTCGGCCTGGCCCGGCTCCCACGGGCGGACGGTGCGGCGGGGGTCGAACGGTCCGGCGCCTTCAACCGCAACGTCCTGGCCGTCGTGCTCCCAAGCGGGCTGCCCGCAGCGGTCGCAGGTGGCGAAGGACTGGCCGATCCACACGAACCCCTCGCAGACGACGGGGGCGGCGGGCGGCTGTGTCTCGGTGGCTGCCGTCTCGTCGGCCACACGGCGCGTGCCCTCGGTGGTCCGGCTGTCGAGGTCGGCGATCCAGCCGGCGCAGACGGCGGCGACCTGCACCAGCTCGGCGCGGAGCCGGGCCGGGTCCGCCTCGGCCATGGCTACGAAGACCTCTTCCAGGAGTACGTGGCCCCAGGTGCCTTCCTCGTCGGCGAAGGCGTCCTCACACCGCTTCCGCCAGAAGTCGGCGTGCCGTTCGCTGCCCTCGTAGCCGGTGCCGTCGGGGTGGTGCTGGTCCCCGAACTTGGCGAGCTGCCGCTGCCGCTCGGCGTCGACCTCCTCGGCGAACTGGCGGACGCCGGGGGCGGTGAACAGGGTCGGGTAGCCCATGGTCTTCTCCTGGTGGGTGTGATGGACTCGGGGGCACCGGCCGCCCCTGCTTTCACCAGGGGCGGCCGGCCTCTCGTTCACGGGGCGCCGACCTCGTTCGCCAGCTCCAGCAGCACGTCCGCGTGGCACGGCTCGTCGAGCGGGCACCAGCACATGAGGTCCCGGCCCCGGAGTTCGGTGCGCGCGGCCTCGGCGAGGCGGGGCACCAGGACGAGCCAGTCACGGAACATGGCGACGGCCTGTTCTCGGGGGGCGTCCTGCACGAGGTGCCACGTCACGGTCTTGTCGGGGTGGACGAACGCGTGCTGCTGGCCGCTGACCTTGCCGAGGCGCCCCTCGCGCTCCCAGGTGGAGCCGTCGAGGGCGGGCGTGCGGATCTGGGTGCAGGGGTTGCCCCAGCGGGAGCCGCGGCCGACGTAGACGGCGCCGTCCGGGGCGCGCCAGCCCTTGGTGCGGCGGCGCTGGATGCGGCGGGGCTGGGTGTCGAGGGCGATCTGTCGGCCGGTCACTGCGTGCTCCTTTGTGGGTGTATTGCGCGTGAGTGGGTGTAACCGGATGGCCGCGCTCAGGCGGCGTCGTGGGGCTGGTCTGGGTGGCTGCCGGTTTCGGGGTCGCAGCCGAGGTGGGTGTCGTAGCCGCGGTCTCGTCGGTAGCCGGTGAGGGGCTTGTCGCAGACGGTGCAGAGGGCTTCGTTTGTGTCCTGTGGGACGGCCGCCCCCTCCCCTTCCCCCACCTTCGGTGGGGGGGAAGGGGGGGAACCTGGGTTCCCGGAGGGTTCCCGCGAGGTTCCCGGGGAATGGTTGACCTGGGGTTTTTCGGTTCCCGTGGGGGTTCCCGGGGAACGTTCCCCGGGAAGGTCGTCGGGGAAGGTCTCGGGGAACCCATTCCGGGAACCCAAGTTGTCCCGGTTTTTCCGTGTGCGGACGGCGGCTTCGATCTTGGCTTTGGCGGCCTTGATGCCAGCGTTCGCGAGGGCCGCCTTGGTCCGGGGGTTGCCGGCGTCGTCGGGGAGTCCGAGCCGGTCGATCTGGGCGACGAGCCACTCGACGGACCCTTCGATGGCTTCCTGCATCTGCTCGTACTCCATGAGCACGTGGCGGGTGGCGCCGGGCAGGTAGCGGTTGCCGTCCTTGCGGGACTGGCGGACGACGACGAAGGAGTCGGGGCCGATGCCGGTGCGGGTGTGGGTGCGCTTGAGGGTGAGGGTGCCGCCGCCCTGGGCGCGCAGCTCCCAGACGTGGTCGACGTCCTGGGTCTTGGCGGAGGAGCCGCGGGCGCCGCGTTCGCCGTCCTTGCCCATGTGGTCGAGGCGGACGGAGGCGATGCCGGCGCGCTTCAGCGGCAGCAGGGTGTGCCGGTAGAGGGCGAGCCAGGTGTCGGCGTCGTTCTCGGGGCCGGAGATGAACCGGGAGACGGTGTCGAGGCAGACGATCTGGGCTTCGGCTTCGCCGACCATGGCCATGAGGTCGGCGCCGCCGCCTGCGGTGTCGAGCGGGCGGATGGGCGGGAACGACGCGTAGGTGAGGAGACCCATGCGGCCGGGTCCGGCGCCGTACGACAGGAATCGTTCCTGGATGTCCTGCTGGCCGTTCTCGGCGTCCACGTAGAGGACGGGGATGGGGTCTTGGGGCCGGTCGCCGAGGAAGGACTGGCCGGTCGCGGCGCGCCACAGCCACTCTTGGACGATCAGGCTCTTCCCGGCCTTGCCGTCGCCGACGATGGTGATCTGCTGGCCGGGGGCCATGAGCTGGCCGGGCAGGAGCTGGATGTTGCCGAAGTCGGTGGCGAAGAACGGGTCCCAGTCGACGAACGCGCTCGTGAGGTGTGAGGGGCCTTGGCCGAGGGTGCTGCGGCGTTCTTCGCGGGCCTGGTGCGTGGTGGTGAGCTTGTCCAGCTCGTCGGCGGTGGCCCCGGCGAGGATCGCGGCCTTGACCTCGTTGGCGTACTCGTCGTGGCGGCGGATGCGGGCGGTGTCGGCGATGCGTTCGGCGAAGGCGGGGGCCATGACGCCGGGGATGGTCTGGGCGCCGAGGCGGAGGAGGAGGTTGCCGCCTTCGACTTCGCGGAGCCGTTTCTGCTTCTCGATCTCGGCGCGGACGATGACGGGGTGGAGCTGCTTGTTCTCGGCGACGAGGCCGCCGACGGTGTCCCAGATGAGGCGGATGCCGGGCTGGTAGATGTCCTCGCGGGTGATGAGGCGGGAGCACTCCAGATAGGCGGTGCGGTCGTGCATGATGACGCCGGCCACGTACTCCTCGGCCTCGGCGTCGTGGGGGGCGGTTCGGGTGAGGCCGTCCTGATCCGCCGTGGGGTGCGGGATGCGGCGGACGTTGTCCACGGGGCGGTCTCCTCAGAAGAGCGTGGTCGGTTCGGTGGGGCGGCACTTGTGGCTGGTGAGGTGCTGGTGGGGGCAGTCGGGTGGGTGCCGGTGGTGGGTCCAGCGGAGCCGTAGTGCGCGGTGGGGGCCGCGGGGCAGGCACCAGACGAGGTCGTTGGGTGTCCGCTCGGTCAGCGCCTCGGGGTACGGGAGTCGGGCGTCGGCCGGTGGGAGGGTGACGGTCGCGCGGATGGCGGCGGTGTCTCCGACCCACTGGACGAGGACCGGGAGGCCGCAGGCGGGGCAGCGGGAGTCGGCGCCGCCCCGCTTGCGGCCGGCCATCAGGCCGCGGTCCCGTTCATGACCGGGGTGTCGATCTGCTCGCCGATCGCCTTCACCACGTCCGCGAAGGCGGTCTTGCGGATCTCGTCGGGGCGCTCCAGCTTGTAGCCGAGGCGGAGGCCGTTCTGCCCGATGCGGTGGCGGAGGCGGGCGGTGAGCCGGTAGCCCTCGCTGCCTTCGAACGGCACCAGGCCGATGGTGAAGACCTCGGGCACCGACAGCTGGCCCTTCTGCCCGGCCTTCGCCGTGGTGGTCTCGACGTACTGGAACTGTCGCTGGCCGGAGGTGAGTCGGGTGGCGGACTGGAAGTCGACCTTCTGCGCGGCCTGGAAGGACTGGGCGATTTCCAGCATCTCCGCGGCCGACGGCTCCAGGAGTTCGGGCAGGTGGTCCTCGAGGAACTCGGCGAACGTCTCCTGGTCGAGGAGCTGTCCGTCGTTGTGCAGCCACTGCTTCCAGGCCGCGGTCTCGCGGAGGGCGAGGTGGAGGCGGTGCTGGGCCCAGCGGGCGCCGTCGGCCTGGTGGGCGTCGAGGACGGCGGTGACGGTGAGGCGGTCGCTGTCGGCGTAGACCTCGGAGGCGTCGTCGTGGTGCTTGTCCCAGTAGGTGAGGAAGGACTGGGCGTCGCGGACGGTGGTGGTGCCGGCCTTCCGCTGCAGCTGGCCGGTGTGCTCGGGCCCGGTGAGGTTGATGGTGTCGACGCGGCCGTCGGCGGTGGCGACGAGGTAGATGCTGCCGGGCTCGACCTGCTTGGGGACGAGGGCCTGCTGGGCGTAGGCGGCGATGGCGTGGACGCCGGTGTCGGTGTGGGTCACGGGTCAGGCCTTCTTGTAGTCGGTGGTGGAGGGGGCGCTGCGGAACTCGATGGCCATCTGGCGGGGGTCCTCGCGGACGGGCTGGCCGTCGTCGTCGAGGAAGTAGAGGGACTTGACCGGGGTGGGCTTGGGGGCCTTGACCGCGGACTCGACGCCGATGGGGAGGGGCGCGCTGTCGACGCCGTTGGCGGGCGGCTCGACGACGATGGTGATGACCATCGATCCCTTCTTGCCGTGGGTGCGGACGGCGTCGAGGAGGGTGTGGAACTCGGCGGACAGTTCCTCGTCGGTGCGGCCGTTGAGGTGGGAGGCGAGGAAGGCGGCGACGGGGGCCTGCTGGATCTCGCCGGTCTCGTGCTGGACGGTCATCGCTGGGTGGTGCCTTTCTGGTTGGCCGAGCAGGTGGCCCGGTGGGCTGTGGTGGGGTTGTCGCGGAGGAAGTCGGTGACCTTCTGGCGGCCGGCGATGCGGCGGTGGGTGCCGCAGGCGGTGCAGAGGAAGTCGGCGACGGGGGTCTGGCCCTTTTCGGTGCGGCGGATCTGGAGGCCGCCGACCCAGCCGGTCACGCTGCGGCCTTGGTGGTGCCGGTGCGGCGGAGCCGGTTGTCGGCGTCGGTGTTGGCCTGGCGGCAGGGCTGGCAGATCTCGGTCTTCTCGCGGAGGTGCTTCTGGTAGCCGCTGCGGGTGCCGCACTTGGCGGGCTCCGGAGCCTTCCGCTGCGGTTTGCCGGAGGCCGAGTTCCGCGGGGCGCGGTCGCGGACCCGCTTCTGCCGCAGTTCCTTCTGGCTCATGCCGCCCCAGACGCCCCACTTCTCGCCGCTCTGGATGGCCCAGGCGGCGCACTGGGTGGCGACGGGGCAGGTGGCGCAGACGCGTTGGGCGGCGTGGACTTGGGCGCGGGCGTACTTGCCGTTGGCGTAGAAGACTCGGGGGTCCAGGCCGACGCAGGCCGCGCGGTCCTGCCAGTCGAGGTTGGGGATCATCGGGCCACCGCCGGCATGTTGAGCGGCCACGTCACGCCGTCCAGGGCCCGACGGTGCGTGTCGGGGAGGACGACGAGGGGGTAGCCGAGCCAGTGCAGGCCCATCGCGGCGAGGATCGTCGCGTCGGCCTGGTCGTAGCGGCCGCGGCCCTCGCAGGGCACGCCGTACCGCTCGACGACCGCGTCGCGGACCATGCCCTTGCAGATCCGGTGGCGCTGGTTCTTCGGGTGGTCCTTGGCGGGGTTGGCGACTCCGCAGGCGTAGATGATGCGGTGCTGCGGCGGGCACACGGCGTAGGGGATGCGGCGCTTCCACAGGTCGTGCTTGACGAGGCCGCGGAGGTAGGTCATCTCCTCGACGCCGGGCCGGTAGCCGAGGGACATGGCCGGGCCTTCGATGACGACGAGGCTGGTCTCCTCGGGGATCCGGTCGCGGACGTTGCGGCGGTGGAACTCCAGCCGGTCGTGTCCGGTGCGGGTGCCGGGGATGAGGGCGTCGGCGGTGGTGCCGTCGCTGATGCCGGTGCAGGTGAGGGAGAGGTCGAGGCCGTAGACGGTGGGGATGGTGAGGGGCCGGGGCCCGGCCGCCACGAGGGCGGCCGGTGCCTCGACGTCGAAGAGGGTGCTCATGATCAGTCCCCCGTGGTGATCGGTGCGGTGGTGTGGCGGCATTCGGTGCAGCACGTGCCGCCGGTGGCGAGGCGAAGCTGGAGGGTGGGCCGGTCCTGGACCGGGCAGTGGGCCTCGGTCTGGTCGAGGGCCTCGACCGGGCGGAGCAGCTGCTCCTCGTCGGCCGGGCGGGTCGCGCGGTGCCGGCCGGTCGGGACGGGCCAGGAGCGGGCGACGACGACGGAGCCGACTCCGACGGCGGCGACGGCCGCGCCGAGCGCGGCGGCGAACTGGCTCACGACGCCTCACCCGCCTCGCGCTGCGCCGGGATGAACGGCCACTCGGTGCGCACGCCGTCCGCCCACGACTCCTTGCCGGGCGTCCGCCGGAAGTAGTCGGCCAGCGACTCGGCCTGCTGCCGGGCCCAAGCCACCTGCCAGGCGTGCAGGTCGGCCAGCGATGCCCCGCCGATCCGCGGCTCCTTCGTCGCGATCCGCCACGCCACCCGGCAGGCAGCGATCGCGTCCGCGTCCGCCGAGTGCGCGCCGTCCAGCGCCACCTCGTAGGTGCGGCACAGGTCTTCGAGCTTCCGGCCGCCGCGCCGGTACGGGTCGACCTTCTTGTCCAGGACCCGCGGGTCGACGACGAGGAGGTTGCGGCCGACGATGTCCACCAGGGGTTGGACGCCGTGGCGGCGGGCTTCCCGGTCGACGATCGTCAGGTCGAAGCTGGCGTTCATCGCGACGATGGGCAGCCCGGCGAGTACCGACTCGGCGAGCGCGGCGACCAGCTGCTCGACGACCTCGGCCGCCGGCCGCCCCTCGGCGCGCGCCCGGGCGGTGGTGATGCCGTGGACCGCGGCGGCGCCCTCGGGGATCTCGATGCCGGGGTCGGCCAGCCAGGTGGCGGACTGGGTGGGGTTGCCGCCGCCGCACTGGACGACGCAGGCGGTGACGATGCGGTCGTTCTCGACGTCGACGCCGGTGGTCTCCAAGTCGAACCCGGCGAGGCGGCCCTCGAACCATGCGGCGGCCATCAGAGGGCACCGCCCTTCAGCGCGCCGAGGAAGGTCTCCAGCTGGGCGACGGTCGCCGAGGAGGGGTGGAGGCCGCTGTGCTGCTCGGCGAACGCCGCTTCGACCTGCTCGGTGGTCATGCCGCGCGGTCCCGCGGCGGCGATGATCTGGAACCAGACGTCTTGGGCGGCGGCCGGGTCGGGGGCGTCCTCGACGATCTCGACGTCGTGGACGTACTCGTCGACCTGCTCCTGACCGGCGTCGCCGTAGTCGGCCGGGTTCAGGACCCGCTGGGTGTCGTCCGGGTGAGGGCCGTCGTTCGAGGTGGGGCCGACCTTCGCTCGCAGTTCCTCACCACGGGCCTTCAGCACCTTCGCGAGGTCGTCGTCCAGGTGCCCGGCCTGGTTGGCCTGGGTCCAGAGCTTGCCGACCTCTTCGGCCGACTCGGCGACGGCGGCGAGCGCCGCGTAGTCCGGCCGGCCGCTGGTGATGGCCACCCGCTCCGGGCCCGACGCCACCGCGGCGGCACCGCCACCGGTGATCTGCCCGGCCATCAGCGCGGCCGGGGTGATCTCCACGTCCAGCGTCGGCACCTTGAAGCGGGCCAGCTGGTCGTTGACGATGGCCGTCTTCTCTTCCATCCCGAGCCACCCGGCGACGTACCCGCCGGCCTGCGACAGCAGCTCGGCCGCCGGGGGCAGGGTGACGGCGGCGTAGTAGCCCTTGGAGATGAGGAGCCACTGACCGAGCGCCGGGACGTCGCGGAGCATGACGTTGACGCGGGTGGTCATGGCGCAGTCGCGGTTGTCCGGGTCGCACATGCAGGGCCGGTCGGACTTGTGCTCGGTGACGCCGTCGCAGCGGCGCTGGCACTTCGATCCGGCGTACAGCTCGTACCACTGCGACACCGCGTCCTTCGGCGGGATCAGCACGGGGAGCCGGTTGGCCTGCGAGTACACCTCGAACTCGCTCGGCCCGCCGTTCGCGGGGGTCCAGGGCTTGACCTCGCCGCCGTACAGGTTGGCGACCTCGGTGAGGATTTCCCGCGAGGGGCTGGTGAAGCGGAACTTGTCGAGCTTGGCCGGGCGCGTCTTCCCGTTGCGGGTGGGGACGACGTGGCCGAGGCGGATCTCGCCGAGCTGCCGCATGCGGCGCTGGAGGTCGAGGATGGGCATCAGGCAGCCCTCTTTTCGCTGTTCGTGGTGGGCAGGGTGAGGGCGGGACGGATGACGGTCTTCGACAGGCCGGACGTCCACTCGGCGTTCCGCTTGACGGTCAGGAAGGCGTCGAACACGGCGTCGTCGGCGACCGCGGGGATGAGCCGGTAGCCCTCCGGCCGCAGGTGCAGGACGACGCCGGACCAGAACGTGGAGGGCATCGGGACCTTCGTGCCGTCCTTCAGCCAGGCGACCTTGGCCTTGCGGTAGGCGGCCATCTGGAGCGACGCCTCGGGGTAGACGCCCTTGACGTCGAGTTCACCGCCGGTCTTCGTGTCGCCGCAGAACACCGTGTCGGCGGGGACCTCGGTGTCGAAGTACTCGGACAGGGCGGCGGCGATGAGCGGCGACCGGAGGAGGTAGTCGAGGGTGCCGGCGTAACCGTGCTCCTCGTTGCCGACGACCATCTCAGAGGCTTCGAAGGTGACCTGCCACTCCTCGACGAACGTCAGGAAGTGGTCGAGGAACGGGGCCAACTCCTCGTTGGTCAGGAGGTCGGCAGGCATCGGCTTGCCGAGAACGTGCGCTTCGATCAGCTCGTGGACGGCGGAGCCGACGTCCTTGCGCTCGTCCTTCTTGCGGGTGTGGGCGCGGCGGAGCCAGTCGTACGCCTCGGCCCGCTGGTCGGGGTAGAGGCTGCTGCTGACGAGGTAGGGCAGGTTCGCCATCGCGGTCTCGGCGGTGATGTTCCCGGCCCAGAACGTGAGGGCGTCACCCTTGGAGCAGCCCTGCTCCAGGATGGTGGTGACGCGGCGGAGCTTGAGGTCGGTGCCCTTGACGCGGTACCAGCCCTGGGAGGGCTTCGGGATGCGGTCGGTGCCGGTCGGCTCCTGCTTGGTGCGGGAGCGGCGGCCGGCGGCCGGGGCCTGGCGGGCCCTGGCGCGCGCGGTGGTGGTCATCGGGCCTCACCCGGGCCCTGGTACTCGCTCCCAGCGACGTCCTGCCAGGCCTTGTAGTTGCTGAAGCAGTCGCTGCGCGGGGTCTCGTCGATGAGCGCGGTCGCGGCGGCCAGGGCGAGCGTGGCGTGCACCTGCGCCAGCGCGATGACCTGCTCGTTGCCGTCCTCGACGTACACCGCGCCGGTGTCGGTCGTGAGTCCCTTGATGAGGCGTTCGGCCTCGCGGTAGTGCTCGGGGCCGGTCATGCGGCGCCGCCCTTCGTGGTCGTGCTGATCAGGTGGTAGGTGGTGCGGCCCTCGACGTCCTGGCCGACGATGAGGAGCCCGCGGCCGGCGAGGGCCCGGAGGTCCTTCCGTGCGGTGTTCCGCTTCGTGGTGGGCCAGGGGCTGTCGGCCATGAGCTGCTCGGCCAGGCCCGTGGTGACGGGGCGGCCGTGCTTGCGGACGGCGGCGTACAGGTACTCGCGGCGGGTGAGGAGGTCAGCCACGGCGGGCCTCCTCGCGGGCGGCGGTGAAGTACCGGACGCCGGCCTCGTCGTGCTGTACGAGGGCGCCGGAGTCGCGGAGGACCGCGAGGTCGTGGCGCGCCTGGCGGACGTCGAGGCCGGGGTAGCCGTTGGCCTCGTACCAGCGGGTGACCGTGCCGGATTTCCAGTGGCCGCCCGCGTTGATGGCGTGGAGGAGGTGGGCGTGGCGGTTGGTGTCCGCGGCCAGTGCTGGCGGCGGCGCGTCGGCGGCCGGGGTGTCTTCGACGTTGGCGGCCGCGCGGGCGGCGGCCTTGCGGGCGGCGGACGCCTCCAGTTGGAGGAACCGACGGATGGCGTCCTTGCTGACGGTCTTGTGCTCCGTGAGCTTCATGCGGCTGTCGAGCTTCTTCTCCAGCTCGGTGAGCACGTCGGCCCGGTAGGCGTCCAGCAGCTCGTCGGCGAGTGCTTCCGAGGCGAAGTTGGCGGCGATGGCGGCGCGGGTGCTCATGCGGCACCTGCCTCACGCTGCGCCGGGATCGACGCCACCAGAGCCGGAGCCACCGCCCTCAGACGATCCGCCAGCGCGGCCACCGCGTCCCCGTACACCGGCACCTCGTAGCCCACCCCGGACAGCAGCCGCTCCATCAGCAGCAGCTCCGGCGCCCACCCGTCGTACTCGCCCGTCGTGCCGCGCTGGTCGGCGATCTCCAGCAGCAGCGCCAGCAGGTCGGGGTCATCGGCGATCGCGGTGAGCCGGTCGGTGAGGAAGTGCTCCAGGTCGAGGACCGCGCCGGTGGGGATGCGTCGGACGTAGATCCGGGTGGGGCCGGTGATGACCGGCCGCCGGAAGAGGCGGTGCAAGTACAGGCGCAGACGGTTCATCGCGTGCCTCCGTGGCGGCGGTTGCGCAGGTTGGAGAGGGCAGAGGGGACGTCGCTCGCGTAGTAGGCGAGGAAGACCGTCCAGGCGATCGCGAACCACATCAGGGCTTCGAGAGCGGTCACGAGGGCTCACCCGCCTCGGCCTCACCGGCGAAGTAGCGGGTGAGCGACTCGCGCATCTGGGCGTGCGCCTCGGGCGTCGCGACGTACGGGTCAGGCCGGTCCTGCGAGGCACCCAGCTCGGTGAGCCGGGCTTCCAGCTCGGCGACGCGGGTCCGCAGCGCGGCCACGTCCTGCGCGCCCTCGTCGACCGTCACGCTCGCCTTGAAGCCCTGACCCTCCAGAGCGTTCTCCGCCAACTCAGCGGCCCACTCGGCGTCACCACGGCCGTCCGCGTTCGCCACCTCGACGACGATGCGGAAGCCGTCGAACGGCTTCGGCTCCGTGCCCACCGGCATCGGCAGCGCGTCCGCCGAGCCCACGATCCCGCGCTCAGCCAGCTCCGGCAGCGTCGCCATCACGAACTCGGGGCACTTGCAGACGTCGGCCAGCGCGTACAGGGCGATCCCGCCCTCCGTCACCGTGCGGCGCGTCCAGCAGGCCCCGTCGCGGGTGTTCACCACCAGCGGGGCGCTCATGCCGCACCGTCCATCTCAGGCGCGTCCTCAAGCGTCCAGACACTGACCGGGATGCCGGCGACTTCAGCGGTCGCCTCCGTGTAGAGCTGCGGGTCCGTCTTGCTGTGCGGCCGAGTTGTCGCCACTACACCGAGCGCTTCGGCGAGCTGCTGCACGCCGTTGCGGTCCCTGTGGAAGTTGACGTCCACGTTGGGCTGCTCGGGGCTGAACGCCTGGCACGTGACCGTGACCGAGGACGGCGGGACCGGAGCCACGACCTGCACGTGCAGGGCCACCGAGTGCGCGGCCAGCAGGCTCTTCCTGCGCTTCGTGTCGCTCATGCTGCCACCGCCGAGCCGGTCGCAGCCGCCGCGCACGACGCCCACACGTTCACCTGCACGTCCCGCCACTTCGCGAAGATGTGGAACGTCGCGTGCTCCACGCCCTGCGACGTCACCGGCTGCTCGTGCAGCGTCGCGCCCAGCGCCTCGGCGTACGCCGCCATGGCCGGCCGGACGTCGAAGTCGGCGTTGTAGGCGACGGTCCCGGACAGCATTCCGTCGCGGTCGATGCGCCACGTGGCGGGCGCCAGGTCGCGGTGCTCCTGGAGGAGCTGCACCAGCGCGAGAGATGCGCCGTGCTGCGGGATAGGGTTGGTCTTCAAGGTGACCTCTTCCTGGTGGTTGGGTCGCCGAGTCGGGGGCTGCTCGGGCCTGGCAGTCGGAGCGGCCCTTCGGCGTTGATGGGGTCAGGCGGCCTGGGCCGCCGACGGCTTCAGCTCTCGCACGGCGCGCGCCGAGGCGAAGACCGCCCGGATCTGCTCGCGCTGCTCGGGGCGAAGGGGCGGAGCGGCGGCGACGCTGCGGCGGACGCTCTCGACGACCGCCGGGCCGAGGAGTCGCTCAGCTTCCTCGCGGGTCACGCGGGCACCGCCGCCATGTGAAAGGGCTCGACTGGGGCCTGGACGGTGCGGCCGGCGTGCTGCCAGAGCACCAGGAGGTCAACTCCCAGCCGTCTGGCAATTGCCACTGCCTCGTCGTACAGCGACGTCTTCCGCCTGCCGTTGCGAAGCGCGTCGATCTTCGAGGGGTGGCAGCCGGCCGCGTCGGCGAGGTCGCGGACGCTGACGGGCTGGCCGTCGCCGTCGCGCTTCATGAGCAGGACCAGCAGCTCAGGGCTTACGAGGACCATGGGGTTCTGCTGCGGGCGCATGTGTGTCACCTCCGTAGACGCTGTGTGCGTTTCCGTGAACAAGAACGACAGTACACATCCGTAGACGTTCTGTCTACGGAAACGCACAAGCACTGAAGGGGCGTCAAATTTGAGTCATCACACCCCGGAGGGATGGCGTGCACGGGGTGTGTGCGTAGACACTTTGTGCCGGGGGGCAAACGGTTGTGCCCGCTGACCTGGGTTTTTCGCGGTGATCTCCAGGCGTAACGTAGACAACACGCGTCACGGGGCAGATCGAGAGGGCACAATGCACGCCATGACGGAGCAGCGAACCGACTTCAGCGACCTCGTTCGAGAGCGGCGCGCCGAGCTGGGGATCAGCCTGCGTGAGCTGGAGTCGCGCGCCCTCGACCCGGAGACCGGCGAGCAGGTGCGGTTCGGGTGGATCAGCAAGGTGGAGAAGGGGCGCTCCGTCGATGCTCCCGCGCCGGCCGTCCTTCGCGCCCTCGCGGCCGGCCTTCAGCTCCCGCTGCGCGTGCTCCAGGAGGCGGCCGCGGCGCAGTTCCTCGACATGACGTCACAGGTGTGGAGCGAGGACCGGACCACTCGCGTGCTGGCTGCTCGCATCGAGGAGATGACCGACGAGGAGCGGCGGCAGCTCGCCGACATCGCGGAGACCTTTGCCCGGAGGAGGACGCAGCGTAGTGGGTCTGGCCAGGGCAAGTCGGACGATTAGTACGACTTTCTATTACTCAGTGATTCACACTGGTCACACCCTGATCAATATGGCAGCGTAGGTGGTCCGCCTGGGGGGCGCTATCGGATCACTTCGCACGTGCATTCGAACATACGAACGATTGCGCGAGCGGCTGCACCAGGGAGGGAAAGCGATGGCGGACGGGGAGAGCACGGAGTCGCGCGCCACGGCGAGTGACGCGGGTGTACCCACACCAGGCCGATCCGAACCCGGCGACGTCCATATCGACATCGAACTCCGAGACGGGCTCCCCGGCGGAAGAGCGTTCATCGCAGTCGAGCAGGACGGCGAAGTCGTCTGGCTCGCCGATGAGAACAAGGTCCCCGCACCAGTCGCTCACGACCTCCTGACCGAGATGCGCGGCATGGTCCGCAAGCGCGGGTGGGTGCAGAACTGGTCCGGTGCCAGCTAGTCGCAGCCGCTCCCTGAGGCCGCAGGTCGTTCACCTGCGGCTTTAGAACGGCATTCTGACGGTCATTGCACTGGCGGTCGCGGCGTCGGTCCTCGGCGCCGCCGAGCGGATCGACCCCCGGGTCCTCGCCGACATCGTGATGATCGGCGAGCTGGGCCTGGACGGACGGGTGCGTCCGGTGCGCGGCATCCTGCCGGCGGTCCTGGCCGCCGCCGAGGCCGGGTACGAGCAGGTCGTCGTGCCGGAGTGCGCCGCCGCCGAGGCGTCCCTGGTGCCGGGCGTCTCGGTGCTCGGCGTGCGCAGTCTGCGCCAGCTCATCGCCGTCCTCGCCGACGAGCCCGTGCCCGAGGAGGAGCGGGACGAGCAGGGCAGGCCCCATCCGCTCCTCGCGGGCCTGCGCATGCCCGGCACCGGCGCCGCCACCGGGATGCACAGCATGGGCGCGGCGCAGTACGAGCACGCCCACGACCTCGCCGACGTCGTGGGCCAGGAATCGGCGCGCACGGCGGTCGAGGTCGCCGCGGCCGGCGGCCACCACCTGTTCCTGGAAGGCCCGCCCGGCGCCGGCAAGACCATGCTCGCCGAGCGGCTGCCGGCCATCCTGCCCCCGCTCCGCCGGGCCGAGTCGCTGGAGGTCACCGCAGTGCACTCGGTGGCCGGCCTGCTGCCGCCGGGCAAACCGCTCATCGACGCGGCCCCCTACTGCGCGCCGCACCACTCCGCCACGATGCAGGCCCTGGTCGGAGGCGGGCCCGGCATCGCGCGGCCGGGCGCCGTCTCGCTCGCGCACCGCGGCGTCCTGTTCCTCGACGAGACACCGGAATTCAGCAGCCACGCCCTCGACGCCCTGCGCCAGCCGCTGGAGTCCGGGCATGTCGTCATCGCGCGCAGCGCGGGCGTGGTGCGCTTCCCGGCGCGGTTCCTGATGGTGCTCGCCGCCAATCCGTGCCCGTGCGGGCGGTTCTCGCGCAACGACGAGCTGTGCGAGTGCCCGCCCTCCGCCATCCGTCGCTATCAGGCCAGACTGTCCGGACCCCTGCTGGACCGGGTGGACCTCCGGGTCGAGGTGGACCGCCTCACCCGCGGCCAGCTGGCCGGGGACGGCTCCCGCGGCGACAGCACCGCGACGGTCGCCGACCGGGTCAGGGCGGCCCGTGAGCGGACGGCCCTGCGCCTCGAGGGCACGCCGTGGGGGACCAACAGCGAGGTGCCCGGACGGGAGCTGCGCAGCCGCTGGCACGCCGCTCCGGGCGCGATGGACGAGGCGGAGCGCAGCCTGGAGCGGGGCGTGCTCACCGCCCGCGGTCTCGACCGGGTGCTGCGCGTGGCCTGGACCGTCGCCGATCTCGTCGGCCACGACCGCCCCGACGCCGGCGACGTCGCCCTGGCGCTGCAACTGCGCACCGGCGTGCCACGGGGCGTCCTCATGACCCTGGGGGCGCCGGCATGA